ATGCGTAAAGTCCGCATAGTCGAAGCGCCGTTCGGTTACGCTGTAATATATCCTGCCATTGTCGTCCTCGGCTACACGCAGAAACATATCACCGTGTACACGGTCAATGTCTTCGATGAACATCTGTAATTCTTCGTCCGTCATACTTTTAAGTGTTGGCACTTCCATCATTCCTCCCTTTCCCTTTCGTTATGCCCGACCGAAGCCGGGGCCATAAATGTTTTTAGATTAAAAGCAGTCGCTGACGTTAAAATCCTCACCAGCAGCTTCAAGCTCTTCATATTTTTCGTAAGCATCAACCCAAAGCTGATAGTCTTCGTCGCTGATGGTGGTGTCATTTTGCTTGGCCTCGTCAACAAAGCCATACTCGTTGACGAATGCGCCAAGCAAGCAGGTTTCTGAACCATACGCCAACTCGGCTTCTTTTTCTGATACAAGCTCAGCCAGGTCACTTACCTTTTTGGCCTGGTTTGCGGCCATGGTAAGACCCCATTCGCCATCGACAAACTCGCCGCTTGCGTCTAAGTAGATGGAAACATTTTCTTTGTCGTGGTGCAGAAAACAGGGGCCGGGGTAGTTGGCGTGGAGGGTAAATCTATCTGCTGCGATGATATCGTGTTTGGTGATTTCACCTGTTATATCAATCCCTCCGTTGCCATGGTCTACAACTCCTTCAATGCCGTGCTTTTCTATTAAGCTAATCGCCTCTTTGCCCGTTACTGTCTGATTGTTTTTCATGACCTCTCTCCTTTCGCCTCATTCGGCGTCTCAGGTTGTGGGGATCGGCTTATCCGTTCCCCTGACTTGTGTGTAATACTATCATACCATCATACATCGTCAAGCCCTAAAAATGCTACTCAGTGCTTTTTCTTCGCAAGTGCCCGTAAATCTGAAAGAAAAAAATGTAAAAATATTGATTGAGTTTCCACTGTGTAGTAAACTGTGTATATGGGGTACTCAATATGCAAAGGCAGTTCAGGGCGTGTGCCGGGCTTTAGATAGCGCGTGCAGCGTAGGACTGACTGAGCCGAGAATCCCGCGCGGCTTTGATATGCGCTGCCCGGAAATGGGCGGCAAGGGGAATAACTATCTAAAAGTTTTGTGCCTGGGCAGACAGCGGAATGGATGCTCGTGTGCTGTGGGCAGGGGAATAAGGGAAGAGAGATGGCAAGACGATTGACAAAGGAAGGACTGACGAACCAGCAGGACCTTTTTTGTCGTGAGTACATAGCCAACAATATGAACGGGACTAAAGCAGCCATAAGTGCTGGATATAGCAAGAAAACTGCGCGAGAGCAGGCGACGCGGCTGTTATCAAAAGTTCACATTCGTCAAAAAGTTGACGCATTAAAGGCTGAACGTTGCAAAGAGGTGGATGTAACAGCGCAGAGGATAATAGAAGAGCTGGCAAAGATGGCGTTTGCGAACGTCGCGAACATCTACGACGACCAGGGGCGGTTGCTGCCCATACACGAAATGCCGGAAGATGTCGCAGCGTGCCTGCAGGAAGTAACCGAAGGCGTGGACAAGGAAGGCAACGTGCAGCGCAAGTACAAGATGGCAGATAAGAAAGCCACCTTGGAACTGCTCGGTAGATACCTCGGTATGTGGGTAGACCGGAAAGAGGTATCGCAGCGGATCGCAATAGAGGCAGACTTTGGCTTGGACGAGGATGAGTAAGCCGGCACTACATATCAAGTACAAAGCAACGCCGACAGCGCGGAAGTTCCACCGCTCTGAGGCAAGGGTAAGAGCGATACAAGGACCTATAGGAAGTGGTAAGTCGGTCGCATGCTGCTGGGAAATCTTCCGTAGGTGCTGCGAGCAACAGCGAAACCAGCAGGGGATACGCAAATCACGCTGGGCGATAGTCCGTAACACTTACGGTGAGCTGAGAGAAACAACGCTCAAGACCTGGCAAGATTGGTTCCCTGAACCGGAGTTCGGCACGCTTAAAGATGGCGCGCCCATAACATTCAGGCTGCGGGTAAACGATGTGCAGGCAGAAATACTGTTCTTAGCACTCGATAGACCCAAGGACGTGAAGAAGCTCCTTTCCCTCGAACTCACAGGCGTGTGGTTCAACGAGGTCCGGGAGATCAGCAAAGAGTTAGTGGACGGTGCGGATGGTCGCATAGGTCGTTATCCAGCTAAACGAGACGGCGGCGCTTCATGGTACGGCATGATCCTCGATACCAACCCGCCTGATGACGATCATTGGTTCTACCACCTCGCCGAAGAAGAAAGGCCGAAGGGGTGGGCTTTCTTCCGCCAACCTCCAGGGATGCTCAAGCTGGGGGATGGGCAATATAGGCGCAACCCCGAGGCGGAGAACATCGAGAATCTGCCCGATGGGTACTATGAAAACCTCTTACCCGGTAAAACCCGCGAGTGGATTCAGGTCTATGTCCTCGGTGAGTACGGCACGATAGCAGAAGGTCGGCCCGTTTTCCCCGAGTTCCGGGAGATTCACCTGGCTCAAGGTAAATTACTTCCATACCCAGGGCTGCCGCTGGTAATAGGTTATGACTTCGGGCTCAACCCTTCGGCGGTTTTCACACAGCAAAGCCCTCACGGGCAGTTCAGAGTGTTGGATGAACTGGTTGCGGACGGAATGGGGCTGAGACAGCACATAACCGACGTACTTAAACCCCACATAGCACAACACTACCCCGGCTTCGATGTAAGGATTGTTGGCGACCCGGCAGGGGTAGCAAGGGCGCAGACGGATGAAAGAACCTGCTTTGAGATATTAGAAGAAGCAGGCTTTGAGGCAGAACCGGCAGCAACAAATGACTTCACGGCACGAAGGGACGCAGTTCAAGGTCCCATGCTGAGACTTGCAGACGGAAAACCTGGATTCGTAGTGAGTACAACATGCAAATTGCTCCGCAAGGGATTTAGAGGGGCATATCAGTACAGACGAGTTCAGGTCCCTGGGGAAGCGAGATATACCGACAAGCCCGATAAGAACATGGTCAGTCACCCGATGGACGCCCTTCAATACGCGGCACTTTACTTCGCACAGCCTTCAGCAAGCGCACAACGGCGACACATACCCACTGACAGGTATAGACCTGCAACGGCAGCGGGATACTAATGGAAGAGCAGCAGCAAACAGACGAAAACTTGACGGCAGCGGATGAGCTGGGGCTTAGACTGGCAGCACGCTTTGACGATTGCAAGTCCGAGCGCCGGGATTATGAAGACCGCTGGCTCGAAAACCTGCGCATGTATCGCGGGGAGTACGGACCCGATGTGTCGATACCGAAGAACCGGAGCCAAGCCTTCCTGCGCCTCACCAGGATCAAGGTGCGAGCGATGGATTCGCGCATACTCGATATGCTCTTTCCTTCCGGGCGTACCGAGTCATTCAAGATCGAAGCAACACCGGAGCCGGATGTTGACCCGGAGTTTTTGGCAGAAGTAGCAACGCGCTATGAGCAGCAGGTGGGGCAACAGCCAAGCGAAGAAGAGCTACAGAAGCTAGTCCGGGAGCACGCACGCGAGAGCGCAGAGGCAATGGAACGTCTGATAAAAGACCAGCTTTCCGAACTGCGGTATAAATCCGCATGTCGGCAAGTGTTCCACTCCGGGCACCTTTTCGGCACCGGCGTGCTTAAAGGCCCGATGGCTGACTACAAAGAGCGCACCGGTTATCGGCAGATCGGCACAAATGAGTATGAGTTCTACCGCGAGACGCAGACAACCCCGTATTTCGAGCCGGTGAGGATATGGGATATTTACCCGGATATGTCTGTCATGGATGTTGAAGACGCGGATTATGTTTTCCAGCGCCACGTAATGAGCAGACAAGAGCTGAGAGGGCTTGCTAAGCGGCAGGACTTCGACGCTCAGCGGATTATTGACTATCTCAAGACCCAGCCAGAGGGCGACGCTCAACCCATGTATTGGGAAGACGAGCTAAAGAACGTCAATCCCCAAATGGATTCATCCAAGCGCACCATAAACCGTAAATACGAAATCCTGGAGTATTGGGGCTACGTTGACGGGCACGATCTGATAGAGGCGGGCGTTGATATAGAAGATGAGAACGTGGAGTATCAGGCGAACGTGTGGGTGTTAGGTGGTCGAACAATCAAGGCTGTGCTTGCTCCGTACGATAGCCAAAGACTCCCGTATTATTTCTATTACTACGAAAAAGACGATACCTCCATTTTTGGTATCGGTGTGCCTGAGATTGGGGAGGACACGCAAGACCTTGCTAACTCAGCGAACAGAGCGATGATTGATAACGCGGCTATCGCAGTCGGCCCCCAGGGTGAAGCCAACCTAGATTTGCTCGACCCGTCAGAAGATCCGCGCGATATTCACCCCATGAAGATATGGCTGCGTAAAGGGCGTGGGGCAGACGCGCAATATCCGGCAATCAAGTTCTTCTCTCCGCCCAATCACACCAAAGACCTTCTTAACATGGTCGAGACATTCAGGGTGTGGAACGACGAAGTTACCGGGATTCCCTCATATATGCACGGCGATTCGGATGTATCCGGCGCTGGCAAGACCGCTTCCGGGCTTTCAATGCTCATGGGTGCGGCCAACCTGACCATGAAGGACGCGGTAGAGAACTTCGATTGCGGCATAACTGTACCGTTCCTAAAGGAAATGTACTCCTGGAACATGAAGTACAGCGACGACGAGAAAATAAAGGGTGACTACGAAGTAAAGGCTACCGGATCAACAAGTCTGGTAGCTAAAGAGGTAAGGGTAGGCAACCTGCAGAATTTTATGCAAATGACCGCCAACGAGATGGATCAGCCCCTTGTAGATCGGCGCAACATGCTTGAAACCATACTCAAGGAGATGGAGCTACCCGAACATATACTCAGGCCGGAAGAGGAAACGGACTATATCAAGCAACTGGAGCAGGCTTTGCAGCAGATGCAGCAGCAGATGCAAGTGGTTCAACAACAGATGGAGGGAGCGGGTGCCGGAGATCAGATGCGAGAGATGCAACAGGCTTCTTGGCAGAATTGAGGGTAAGTGGGAGATAAAGTGCCCCAAGTGTAAACACATCAACAAAAACTAAATACACACCACAGAGTGCCAACAGAGCGCCGGACCTTAACAGGGTTACGGCGCTTTTTTTTGTTTGGAGGCTAAGTGAGAACCAGAGCCAGTTTAATAAACGAGCTGAAAGATTACCAGGATTCAGCCACTTACAAGATTTTAGCAGAACTTTTGAGTTTAGAAGAGGACGAGCGTTTAGACCGCCTGCGTCACGCAGAAACGGTAGCAGACGTTCACAGGTTGCAGGGCGCACTGGAAGCCCTGGAGAGCATTCAAAACGCAATGCAGATACCGCGGTAAGCGGCCTGCGGAGGTGCAGATGAGTTCAGCAGAAGAGATGAGGCAGGAGCAGGAAAACGAGTTTGATTCCGCATGGGAGACCGAAGAAGCCCCCGAAACCGACGAGGAAACCGAAACGCACGAACCGGAAGAACCGGAGAGTGCGCCGGAGAACGAAGGTGACGGCCAGGCAGAGGAAACCCAGGAGGAAGAAGAAACCCCGGAAGAGAGGCAACGCCGCAAGTCATGGGAAGGTCGCCTGCGCAAGCGCGAGGAAGAACTACGCGCTAAAGAGCAGGAAATACTCGCAATGCAGCAGCAAAGACAGGACAGCCAGAAGGCCCCTGAGCAGGAGATTGACGAGGACGATCCCGAATGGCAGCAGCTTGTCGAGGACCTGGGGGAGGACTTGGCACTACGAGTCCGCAAGCAGGCGCAGAGCGTCACGCAGAAAGCCATGCAGTCCGAGCTGGACAAGGTGAGGCAGGAGATGCAGCAGCAACTTGAACCCCTCACCAAACAGCAGCAGGAAGTGCAGGCGCAACAGCATGTGAAACGGATCACTGAGAAACACCCTGACGCATTCGATCTTGTCCAAAGCGGCGACATTCAGGCGTGGGTAGAGGAGAAGCCCGCGTATCTGCAACCCGCATACAGGCAGGTAATCGAGCAGGGAGACGCAGATTCCGTTGTAGCAATGCTGGACGAGTTCAAGCAATCGAGAAAGACAACTACAAAACAACCGAAAGCACCGCCCGACCAGGCCGTGAAAAGCCGTCGCAGCGGACGTGTACGAACGACAGCGGCCGCAAAGGACGACTTCGACGCTGCATGGGACGAGGCTGTGCGCAGCGAATAGGAGCTAAATCATGGCAACAACAGCATACGGTGATATTTCACCACGTACCGCAGCATACGCACAGAAGGAGCTACTCAAGCGCGGAGAGCCTTACCTGGTACTTGAGCGTTTCGGCCAGGGCAAACCTGTGCCTGACCGCTCTTCCAAGGTAACTAAATTCCGTCGCTACGAAGCCCTGGACGCCACCCCTTCAGCACTGTCTGAGGGTGTGACACCTTCAAGTTCAACCCTCACCCATACTGATATCACTGCAACCCTGCAGCAGTATGGCGACCTCGTGACCATTTCTGACGTAGTAATGGACACTCACGAGGACCCGGTGCTTGCCGAAGCCAACGAGATTCTTGGCGAGCAGGCTGCGCAGATGATCGAGAAAGTGCGTTTTAACGTACTTAAGGCCGGCACCAACGTGCATTACGCCAACGGTGCGGCACGTGGCGAAGTAAACACTGTGGTTACTCGCGACCTCCAGCGCCGTGTACTGCGCAGTATGAAGCGCCAGAACGCACGCGCAATCACTAAAGTGGTTCGCTCAACTCCGAGTTACGGTACTGAAAACGTAGCCCCGGCGTTTATCGCACTGACTCACCCAGACCTTGAGGGCGATATCCGCAACATGAGCGGTTTTAAGCCCGCTGAGGACTATGGGGCACTGTCTCCGTATCCTAACGAGCTGGGCGCGGTTGAGGGTGTGCGCTACCTGACTTCTACTGTTTTCGAGCAGTGGGAAGATGCAGGCGCAACCGCAGACCCAGCCACAACCGGGAGCAACACCCTTCTGTCCACTACCGGCACCGCTTCCGATGTGTACCCGATTCTGTATATCGGTGCTAACGCATACGGCATTGTGCCTTTGAAGGGCAAGGGCGCAATCACTCCGATGGTAGTTAACCCCAAACCTTCCGACTCTGACCCGCTGGCACAGCGCGGCCATGCGTCATGGAAGGCAATGCAGACCGCTGTTATCCTGAACGATCTGTGGATGGCGCGTCTTGAGGTTGCTGCATCGGTATAACTTAACCGATAGGGGAGGGGTTCGCCTCTCCCCGCTTTTTAATGGAGCAGCATAGATGAACTTTACAAAAGAACAGTTGACGGAAAAGACACAGGCGGAACTCGTTGAAATAGCTGTAGACCTCGGGCTTGAGCTTGACCCTTCAGAGGATAAAGACCTTTTGATCGGCGCAATTCAGGACGCGCAAGGCAAAAAGGCCAAGCGGACTACCCGCAAGCGCACCACGACCAAGAAGGCCGAAGAACCGAAAGCCTCCGACCCAGAAGAGCGTGTAAGCGTGATCTTCCACGAGACTTCCGGGCCTGACGGTGACGCAGCCGTAAAACTCTCCCTTAACGGTGAGGCGGTAGTGGCAAAGCGCGGTGAGGTAGTGAATATCAAGCGCAAGTTTCTCAAGGGCGTAGTGGATAACGCGGTTATCACCGAGTTTATCCGCGACGATAACACCGGCGAGATCAAGACCCGCAATGTGCCGCGTTTTCCGTACTCGTTCGCATAAAGGATAGCTTATGGCAACGATAACAGCACAAAGCATACTCAATCGTGCTGCAACGATTCTGCAGGACACGACAAACACGCGCTGGCCTGAAGATGAGCTGTTGGATTGGCTCAACGACGGACAGCGGGAGGTTGTGCTGGCCAAGCCAGACGCAGCGGCAAAGGTTGAGTCTGTGGAACTCGTTGAGGGTACGCAGCAGGCAATCCCCGCCGATGGCTTGTCGTTGCTCGATGTTATCCGCAATGTGGCTGCAGATGGAAGCCCAGGCAGGGCGGTAAAGGTGACGCAGAGGCAACAACTTGACGACACCTTACCTGATTGGCATGCACAGGCGCAGGGAGCGAGCGTGCAGCTGTTCGTGTTTGACGAGCGAAACCCAAAGGGGTTTTGGGTGTATCCGCCCAGCGATGGATCGGGGAAGGTCGATGTGCTGTATTCCGCTGCCCCTGCGGATGTGACGCTGGCTGAAACCTTGAGCGTCGATGATGTGTATGCCAATGCTCTGCTTGACTATGTGCTTTATCGCGCCTACATGAAGGACGCGGATTACGCTGCCAACGACCAGCGAGCAACGGCGCAATATCAGAGGTTCATGCGGGCATTGGGAGTCCGGGACAACACGGAATCAAAGAACAACCCGTATGTGCGCAAGACTTCCCCGGTAGTTGGAGGGTAAATGGAATATGCAGAGCTGAAAACCATATTGCCGCTGATACGCCCGGACGTGCCGCAGTGTCCAGATGTGACGATTGAGCAATATCTGGTGCGGGCAGCGCGTAAATTCTGTGAGGAGAGCCGGGTGTGGCAGCAGTGGGAGAACGAGCCGATATACCCGGGGCTTGAGACATACCCACTTGAGCCGGAACAGGGCGAAGTGGCTGTTATAAACAAGGTGCAAACCGAAGGCGGCGAAGAACTCCGGGCGCTGGATTACACCCTTGCAGGCGACGAAGAGTTTAACCGCCAGGCTATGCAGGGGGTGCAGGGCTACACGTTCGATCCCCCGGCGACATTGCATATTCAGGGCACGCCAACGCAGGATATGGAGCTGTTCATCCGGGTGGCGCTCAAGCCGACCCTGAGCGATGCGATCGCACCCCTTTGGCTAGTAGAGAGGTACGAGGAGGCGCTTGTGGCAGGCACGCTTTACCGCTTGATGATGTTGACGGGTAAAACCTGGAGCAGCCCAGATTTTGCGGCTGTCCACAAAAGAACATTCGAGAGCGGCGTTGCTTCGGCACGTATCCATGAGCTGAAAAAGCACACCAGCGCCAGCGTAATGATAAACCCACGTCCGTTCGGGCGATAGGAGGTCGATTTGCAGAGTCTTTTATATAACCCTTTCAGGCTATACCTGAGCAACGGCACCGTAGACCTGGACAATGACACATTCAAGATCATCCTCCTGGATAATGCCTACGTGCCCGACCTTGAATCTGCCACCTATGCCGAGATTGCCGCCAACGAACTACCGGATGGCAACGGCTACACCGCAGGCGGGCAGACATTGGCGAACGTAACCCTCACGCGAGCAGGAAATAAGGTGACGTTTGATGCAGATGATCCGGTGTGGCCCGGCTCAACATTCGACGCGCGTTATGCCGCCATTTACGACGCCACCACCGTAGATCAGGTGCTTATGGGGTATCTGGACTTCGGAGAGGTTAAGAATGTGAGCAACGGCGTGTTTACCGTCCATTTTCATGTAGATGGAATCTTTGAGTTGGGATAACCGATGGATTGGATAGAAACACTCTGGACAGATAGATCGGCAGACCAGTGGGTAGGCGACAGCGGGGCGGTAACGGTTCCGCTGTCTGCTTATGCGCAAGCTGTTGATTTGGCTGACGTATTTTATGACTACATGGTAATGGCTGAGACAGCAAAGGCAACCGCAACAATGCCGGAGCATACCACGTCAATCAGCTATACCATGTACCCACAGCCTTTCATTTTGCCCACGCGAGTTATGCAGCCGAACTACGCAGGCCCGCTATTGCGCGAGTACGCCATCCTTCAATCAGGCGTGACGCGCTCCATAATTTTGCAAACAATCGCGGAGGATTCAGCTAAGAGTGTAATCCTTGAAACTCCCGTAAATATATACCTGTTCGCGCAAACTCCCGTAAATACAAAACTAACGGCACAAACACCCGTTGACGCATACGGTTTAGCATCGGAGGTATCGAATGATTAACAGCAACAAGATATATGTGGGCGATGTTGGCCTGGCAGTGATCTGCAACATTGGCGTGCAGACGACCTACGCAGAAAACATCGAGCTAAAGGTGCGCAAGCCGGACGGAACGGAAGTTATCTGGGGCCCTGGTGAGCCGCACGAGGTTGACGGTGTGCCGAACTACGTGCGGTACATCACCAAAGAAGGCGACCTGGACCAACGAGGGCGCTACAAGATCCAGCCCAAGCTTAAACTGTCCGGCTGGGAAGGATACGGAGAGACCGACGATATCCGCGTAGACGGGAGGTATAGATAAATGGCGCAGGTTTATGTAAGCAGCACACGGTTTACCGATGAAACAGATCAGACGGATAAGTACGTCTACGGACGGCGATTAAAGATTGATTGCGGCGTGGATGGGATATTCTACACCCATGTGACCGACAGCAGCTATCTGAACGGCGTAGCCACGGTAACGGTGAACGATCCGGTAATAACTGCCAACCTCATAGCAGTGCAGGTCGGCGTTGTTTCATCCGGGAGTAAGGGCACTATCCCTCTCCATTCTCACGACAGCGACGAGCAGGGCGGACAGGCGAGCGCAGAAGCGATTAAGACACAATACGAATCCAATGCAAATACCAACGCCTATACGGACGCCGAAAAGAGCAAGCTGGCAACGGTGGAGGACAGAGCCAACCACACAGGCACGCAACTGTCTTCTACCATCTCCGACTTCGACACCGCGGTACAAGCTGCCGAAACCGTAACCAGCCTATCCCTCACAACCAATACCCTCACATACGTGGATGAAAACGGCACATCCCACGACATAGACCTCAGCTTGTACCTTGATGATACCAACCTCGCAAGGCTTACATCGGGAACACTGGATGGGGCTACAGGGATCGCAACCTTCACGCGTGACGATGCTTCAACCTTCACCGTGGATTTTTCTGCGTTATTGGACGATACCCAGGTAACGGTTGAGGACAATCTTACCAGTACATCGGCGGACAATGCCCTCTCTGCCAACCAGGGCCGCGTTTTAAACAATCAACACATAGCCCTGCGCGAATCGGTGGCTGAACTCGACATCAACCCCATAATTTACGACGATTTCGGTGATGCTAACTGCATGGTGCGCGTGCCGAAATTTAAGCTGGAAGATATCGACGCCTCACTCGGCACGGGTATTCATCCTGCGTTCATCGTAAATGGGGTAGAAAAAGACGCTATCTATTACGGGCAGTATCCAGCGAGCGTAAAGGGCAGCAATTACGTATCTGTGCCCAACGCCGATCCTGCCAATACTATAAACTTCGATGAAGCTCTGGCAGCGTGCGCGGCAAAGGGGGCAGGCTGGCACCTATCCACCAACGCTGAATGGTCTGCGCTGGCTTTATGGGCGTGGAAGAACGGCACTATGCCACATGGAAACAACGACTATGGGCGCGATATCGACTATAAGCACGAAACGGGGAGGCTTACTGATCCCGCTGCGATTCTCGGCGATAGCGGCACAGCGCGTACCGCCACCGGCACCGGCCCTGCTACATGGGCGCACGACCACACTATGCACGGCGTACACGACATGAACGGTAATGTGTGGGAGTTGCAAGGGGGTATGCGCATCGTCGACGGAGAGATTCAGATACTTGCCGACAACAATGCAGCCGACAGCACGAAAGACCAGAGCGCGACTAGCAGCGAATGGAAAGCGATTTTGCAGGACGGGTCTCTGGTTACACCGGGTACAGCCGACACCCTGAAATATGACGCTACCGGCGTAAATGGCGGCGGATCGCCGATCTTAAATAACACCGTGACTTCACAATCCACGGGAACTGAATACTCATATGCGTACCTTGAGAGCCTGTCCGCCGAAACTGGGGTTTCAGTGCCTGCGCTACTGATCGCGCTGGGTATGTATCCGGTAGGAACAGGGCTCGGAGGTGACATAATATATGTCCGCAACGTGGGAGAGCGTTTCCCGGTCCGCGGCGGCAACTGGTACTTCGGCACGAGTGCCGGGGTGTTCTTTCTCCGCTTGAATACCGATCGGTCGTATCGGCACAGCGTTCTCGGGTTTCGCCCCGCTCTTGTAATCTGATTTTCTGGCAATCTGTTGAGCGCCTGACAAGCAATAAATAGGAGTAAAATATATGACAAAAACATACATAGCAACAAACAAGCCAGACAAAGTTATGCTGGTTGAAGATGGAGAGATTAGCCACGCGATAAACCCCAAATGCGAAGAATGGGCAGGATACGAAGCGTATTTGGCAGAAGGAAACCAGCTCATAGAGCCGCAGCCCTCTGAAGCGCATGTATTTATGCAGGGCGCGTGGGTGCTGGATGCTCAGCTGCAGGAGCAGTTGCAGACCCGGTACCGGAAGATGTGCGAGGATGCCATAACCCAGCACATCCAGGCTGAGGTAGAGCGCTACAATGCTGCCAACGATGTAATATTCCGCGATATCCACAGCTGCAAAGCCTATGCAGACGTGCAAAACTACACGCACCAGCCATTTTGCGCCGCAGTGTGGGCGTGGAACGTGGACGTATGGGAAGCTGCACGGAACATTCTGGCCGATGCAAAGAGCGGCACCAGGGCAACGCCTACGGTGGATGAATTGCTGGGCGAGTTGCCTATGTTTAGTGAAATACCCGCGTAACAATCGTGCAGATAGACAGTTTTTACACACTTTCGTGAGGGGTAAATGCGCATAGACATATCGACATTCAAGGGCACAGCACCGCAAGTGGCTCCGCACCTTCTCCCTGACGGTGGGGCGACGGTAGCCAAGAGCTGCGAACTCGGCTTTGGCGACCTTAGGCCGATTCATGGGCTAAGCGCGGGAGATACAACCGCCATCGCGGGGGATATAAAAACCCTCTACCGCTATCTGGATAGCTTTTGGTTTACCTGGCTCGCGGATGTGGACGTGGTGCGCGGGCCTGTAGCGGGCGACACAAGCGGGCGCGTGTACTTTACCGGTGACGGAGTGCCAAAGTTCACCTACGCCTCCGTGGCAACGAGTGGGAGTATTTACCCCTCGGTGGATTACACCCTGGGCGTCCCTGCACCCGCAACCGCGGCGACATTAAGTATTGCCGGGGGCACGGCTTCCGACGATATAGCGGATCAGCGCGACAGGGTTTATGTATACACATACTCAAACGGCTTCGGGGAAGAGTCCGCACCCTCTCCCGCTTCAAGCATTATCACCGTAAGTGGTACGCAGACCGTACTTGTGGATAGTCTGGACAACCCTCCTTCCGGCAGTTACGCACCCTTCCAATACAAGAACATCTATCGCACCGACGAGAACGGCGCCTACCGCTACGTGGCAAGTGTGGACGTAGCAAACTCCTCTTACACAGACGCTATCGACGATGCCGCCCTGGGTGCGGAGCTTTTAACGACTGACTGGAATATGCCGCGTGACGACATGCAGGGGCTTACCTTCATGCCCGGTGGTACGCTGGTGGGCTTTTCCGGCAAAACGGTATGCTTCAGCGTGCAGAATCAGCCCCACGCCTGGCCTGTCGAGGGGGAATACGTGGTGCATGATGATATTGTCGCAATCGGCACTTTCGGTTCATCGGTGTTTGTCGCCACCACATCGTATCCGGTAGTCCTCACCGGGGCGGACTACTCCAGCATGAGCGTTGAACGCCTGGAGGTATCGCAGGCATGTTTGTATAAGCGCGGCATGGTGGATGCCGGGACCGCCATTATGTACCCATCCCCCGAAGGCCTAACCCTTGTCGGCACATCTTCGGCACGCGTGCTGACTGAGGGGACGGTGGATCGTGAGCAGTGGAGCGCCTTAATCGAGGGCTTCCGCTTCGGCGTTTACCACGATGGCAAATATATAGCCTTCACTGATACTGGCGGTTTTATCGTGAGCCTTGCCGACGGGAGTATCATTGACCACGACATTATGGCTGTAGGTGGGTATCTGCACGAAAAGACCGGCAAACTTTATCTGACCAAAGACAACGACAGCACTGTCTACGAATGGGACGCTGGCAGTGCGATAGCGTACACATGGCGCAGCAGGGAGTACCAACTACCTCTGCCGGGGAACTTTGGGCTTGTGCAGGTGGTGGCAGAGGCTTACCCGGTAACGGTCACGGTTTACGCCGACGGAGAGCAGAAAGCGCAATACAGCGTAGGCTCAGCAAGGGCGCTCAGGCTACCCGGAGGGTTCAGGGCGAGAACGTGGGAATTGTCGCTTGAAGGGACAAACCGCGTCCTATCTGCACACCTGGCGCAATCAGCGCAGGAACTTCAACAGGGGTAATATATGGCGTTCAAAAGACCATCCATCCCGGCATTATCCGCCAAGACACCGAGCGATATACGCCGGGCGATAACCGCGCTTGTTGACCACTTGACCGGTATGGGCAGGCAGCAGGAGTTAGCGGAGCAATCCATAAGGAGGATAGCCGGTGACTTGAGCAATGTAGGAGTGTTCCCCGCGCAGCCTGCGCCTACGGGTTTTGTGGTCAACGGCGCATTTAACACAATAATCCTGCAATGGGATCAATCGCAGACAAGCGGATTCTCTCACACCGAGATATGGCGCTCTACAACCGACAACCTGGCAGAAGCGTCTTACGTTGGCTCAACCTCTGCGTTTATCTTCTCCGACACTCCGCCGGATTCCAGGCTGAGCAGGACATATTACTACTGGATCAGGTATGTAAACCAGGGAGGGCAGCCCGGCCCCTTCAACGATACAGCCGGGACACCTGGAAGCACGGCGGACGATCCGGGTTATGTACTTGAAGTCTTAACCGGGGAAATAACTGAGGGCCAGCTATATCAAGACCTTAACACCCGCATTGACAAGATAGAGGTCCACGGTGAAGCTATAAGCGCCCACGATCTTGCTATAAGCGCGAACGAAACAGCGATAAACAACGAGCAAACGGTAAGGCAAGACGCAGACGATGCATTGGCGCAGGACATAACTACTGTTTCAGCAGTTGCGAACGCTAAAGGCGACATATACCGGCAGGCCACCCAGCCGGCAGGCAAGGCGGGTGATCTGTGGTTTGACACAGACGATAACAATAAACCGTATTACCATGATGGTAACGCGTGGGTTGAGGCAAGAGATGGCGAAATAGCACTAAACGCTGCCGCTATCCAGACAGAGCAGACAGCAAGAGCCGATGCGGACAGCGCATTGTCCTCGGAGATAACAACACTTGCAAGCACGGTAGACGGGAACACCTCAGCAATCCAGACGGAGCAAACCGCCAGAATTGACGGTGACAATGCTTTGGCGCAGGACATAACCACCCTGCAAACCACGGTAGACGGGAACACCACTTCCCTGCAAACCAAGGCTGAAGTGTCTGATCTAAACGCCGTATACGAGGTAAAGACGGACATAAACGGGCGTGTTACCGGCTTCGGCCTGGTGGCGGATGCAACCTCTACAGAATTTGGCATATACGCCGACAGGTTTTGGGTGGCCGACCCGAGCGACAGCGCGAACGTGAAGATACCGTTTGTAATAGATGGCGGGCAGGTGGTTATGGACACCGCGCTGATCCGTGAACTTACCGCAACGAACTTTGTTGGACAGAAAATAGTAGCGGACGAAGTGGTTGCGGGTGCAATAACGGCAGCGTCCATAGAGACCGGGACAATAACCGCGAGCAAGTATGCAGAAATACGCAACTCTTTAGTTTACAATGGCTCCGAATCACTGGATTCTTCATACCCGCTGGAAGTACCATTTATGATTTTGAGCGAGACAATCGCGATAAAAGCGGTGCGCCTCTCTTTCCAAATTATGCCATATCGCGCGTATTCAAAGGCGGCGTCTAGCGGGGGCGGCTTTTCTGATGCCGATACATCTACGCCGAATGCTGGCATAAGCCACATGCACTGTGTCACATTCCCTGCAGGAACGAACGAACATAATGATAACAACGCAGTGTATTACGATGCTGCCAACAACAGGCTTTGCTCCGCTGCAGTCCCGTCATACCCCCAGGAATACATCGAGTTCGAGACAGAAGAGGGGCACATCCATAAGCTGCCTGTTTACAACGATGCCGCGCCCGGTGACGTCAACAAGCATATCAAGATAGAAGGCGGAAAGATTACCGTAGGAAGTGCAGGGGGCGGGTATATAGAAACAACATCAACAGATAACCATGCGCATCACATACCCGTGGATTACAGCTCAGGGAATGTACTTTACCTTTACTATTACGGCGGTTCATTCAAGGTGAACTCGGAGACGAGAACCTTGTGTACCCTACCAACGGCAGACCAACACACCCATTCCGTCTCTATCAGCGCACCCGATCACACCCACGGTATAGATTATGGGATTTTTGAAGAAAACAACAGCCCGACAATCAGCGTATATACAGACAACGGTGGCGGATACTCTCTCTATGGGTCGTATTCGTCCGACCAGATCAACAAGATTTTAACCACGCGGTTTTCCGGTACGGGTTGGAAGGGTATAAGGTTCAACGCTTCGCAAAGGTGCCGCATTTCCTACGTGCTTGAATGCAAGCTAGATATAACCGCATAATCAACCACTTACCTTGTAAAACTTCCGTATTTACGGTATATTGTAAGAAATAAACACAGGACACCTTTAAGGCCCTGCTGTGCTTTATCCTTCGGGACTGCATAGCAGGTTTTTTTATTAGGAGCAACATGCGCAGCGTAAACCTGAGACAAGATTGGGAGTTTATCCGCAAAGGCTTAGAGCAGATTCAAGCCAAAAGCGCCGCCCTGGATTGGATACCCGAAGATTACTACATGCTTTTGAAGCAAAGGGTAATGGATGGGTATATCTGGGAAGGAACGGGGTTTATCCTCTTTCGGGACGTGGACAACCCATTCACGCAGGAGCGCGGCATATTCGTCATGGCGGCGTGGAGCCCTGACACAAAGAACTCACACCGCGCGTGGAAAGAGTTTGAACAACAGGCGCAAGGTTGCGCATACAAGTTTATAGAAATGGACAGCACAAGGAGCGGATGGGAACGCCATAGCGATTGGCGCCCTGTCCGCACCGTATACAGAAAGGAGCTTTAGCCATGGGCGGAGGCGGCGGAGACGACGTAGATCCGAAGGAAAGCGCACAGGAGCGCGAACTTGCAGCAATCAGCAAAGAACAGATGGATAGATGGTGGAACCAGGGGCGACCGGCGCAGATGCAGTGGATTGAGGACGGTCTTGTAGATGAAAACGACCGCAGCCTTATGGGTGACGCTGTAGGTGCCAAGGTGCATCAGCAGGCACAGCAGCAGAGAACCGCCCTGGGGCAACAGCAGAGAAGCCGGGGGATTTCCCCCACGTCAGGCAACGCCACAATGGGGCGCGCAGCCCTTGAGGACGAGGTAACCGGAAGGATTGGTGGACGCGCCCAGGCAACGGGGCAGCACTCGATGACAAACAAAAACCTTGGGCATTTGATGAACGCCACATCGGTACTGCGCGGTGAAGGTGTAGACGCGCAACAGGGACTATCAGACCTGGCCGACGCTGCGACCAGGGACAGTATCCACGATGCTAACATGAATCTCTACGATAACCAGACCGAAGGTCAGGAGATCGGTGCGGTTGCCGGAGCAGGACTTCGAGGGCTTGAATCCTGGTATGGCAACAGGAATACGGGTTAGGCGGTGACTTATGAGTATTTGGGATAATTTTTACGGTGGCCTTTTGTCACCTGACATTCCGCAATCAACATCCAGCCCCACGACCGTCAATATAGGCGGATCGGCAGACATTAGTGAAAGTATGCGTGAGGCTGCAGAGGCCGGGCGTAACTTCACACCAGGGAGGACTTCCGCAGCGACGGGGTACGCGGAAAGCTCGGACGCAACCGACACCCTGGCGCAGCTCACCCGCGACCAGTGGGAGTACTACAAGCAGGTAGGCGTTCCCCTTGAGGATGCGCTTTACAGTTCGTACCGGAATAAAGGCCTTTGGAACGAAGAAGTGCAAACCGCCGGTGACGCTTCCGACGCGCAATATCGCAACGCCATGAGCAATATCCAGCGCGAACAGGGGCGCTACGGTGTGAATATGTCCAACCGCCAGACCGACGCAATCGAGCGCAGGCTAGGGCTATCGGCAGCGGCGGCAAAGGTAGCCAACCGCAACGACGCGCGCAAGATGATGCAGGAAACCGACAACGCAACCATGACGGGCGGATCAACGCAGTCTGTAACGCTTAAATCACTAATGGAGTAGAGATATGTCACGAGGACTTCTGGGCTTAGGCCAAAGCTATCAGGATATGGGGAAAAGTGGATTGCAGAAATCCTCAAACCTTGAGCGCGAGCGCGAACAGCGCGCGGAGATGAACGAAAAGCAGGAGGAAGCGGCGGAGAAGCAAGCCAAGGGCTCGGCGGCCGGGCTAGGGGCTGCGGCGGGGGCCTCCATGGGCGCGTCCTATGGTTCATGGGGCGGACCTATCGGCATGGTAATGGGCGCAGCAATCGGCTACGCAGCATCGAGCTTGTTTTAAGGGGGATATATGAGCAGTCAGGGTTTTGTCGGCGGTCTTATGCAAGGCTACGACTTTATGGACGATAGATACAACCGCAAAGCACAGAACGAACGCCTTGCGCGTCAGGAGGACAGGCAGGACAAGCGCCTGGGGATGCAGGAGGAAGCGCACGAGATAGAAAAAATGCAGCGGGAACGTGCGGACGAAGCGCGGAAGATTCAGGCGGTTCAATACAAGATGCAGAATCAAGTCCCCCTTTCTGAAGATGAGCAGAAGATTGTAGACCGCTATGCCGGTGACGAACGCACGCAGCGGTTTATGCAGAAGGTGGAGAAAGACCCGCGCAAGGTGTACAGCGCTGCCGATTCCATCCTGCGGGGCGTCAAGGGTGAAGCGAGCAAGACCGATGTTATCAACGCGAGTAACTACCTGTTCGACAGCTGGATCGGTCAAGGGGATGGGAAAAACAAGCGCATATCGGACTTAAAACCCATAGACGGGAAGATATACGCAGAGCTGGAATACGACGACGAGGAAACGGGAGAACGCGTGACCGGGGCCCCGCTTACCTACCGACGCAAAAAGAGTGACAGCGTTGTGCGTGATCTTGAAGTGGGTAGAGCGGCGGAAGCGGCTCAGATGATGAAAGCCCTTGCAGCAGAGCGTATCCGCCTGGGCGACACCGGACCGCTAGAACAGCAGGCGAAGCAACAGCAGGCGCAGCGTGAATTGGGGCTTAAACTCTTTGAGCGCGGGCTTGACCGTGAAGATATGGCGATTGAGCACGGGTACGACATGGAGAAGGCGCGCTACGAGGGCAATGTGGAGTTGCAGAAAGAAGCCGTGAAGAAGGCAGAGCAGGCCCTTGGAGAAATGCAGGGGTATATCGACCAATTATTTGAAGAGCCTGTTCTTGACGAAGAAGGCAACCAGATCATGCAGGTGGATATGCAAGGCAACGAAGTTCCGGTTACCCGCACCAACCTGGCAGACAAGGCAGAGTTTGTCGTTTTTACGCTACAACGAGGGCACCGTAATTGGGACGACTCTTACCGTGAGTTTGTGCAGGTAAAACGACAGCAGGCGCAGCAACGGCAGGCAGAGCTGCGCGCACAACAGGTCCAAGAGCAGGCGCAGAAGAAGGTCGCGAACACTGAACAGCTAATCCAGGGCGGAGATGTGCAGGCGGCAAAAGAGGTGCTTGCAGAGTACCAAAACCAGACCCCTAAGGTTTACCAATTCATTATGGAGAACCTCTCCGAAGAAAGCCGCAAGGCGCTTCAACAGCCGGCACAGCAACAGCCTGAAAAAGAGTACACCCTGGGCAAAGGCTTACAGGACGCAAAGACCAACCTTGGGCGAGTGGGGCAAAAAGCAGCCGGAAAAGCAACCGGGCTTAGCGATTGGGTGGACAGCCTAAACTTTAATTGGAAGAAATAACCCGCGCGAAGGAGTTTGATTTGGCTGAAAAGCAGACGGTCGATTGGGAAACGTTCGGGCAGCAGCTCGAAGAAGCCGATAAAATAGAAAAGAGCGTTTACAGCAATCTGGCAGAACAGCGCAGACAACAGACTGACCACTTCGGGGATACCGTAAACGATGTACAGGCAGGTGTATTAGGTGCCGGGCGCGGACTTGTCGGTTTGGCTGATCTTGTGACCCCCGGACAGCTTGGCAAGGTGGTAGACGAGTACACCCCGCTGGACGAATGGGAGGAACAGGTTGAAAGCCAATATTCCCCCGCACGCCAGCAGGCTCAGGCGGACTACGCTAACGCAGAAGGGGTTACCGGAAAGATCGGTGAAATCATTAAGAACCCCTCGCTTGCCACGTCTGCCGCTATCCAATCCGCGCCCTCAATGCTTGCCGGTGGTGGAGTGGCTAAGGCCGGGGCGGGCATATTAAGCAGGGGTGCCAAGTATCTGCCGCAGGCAGCTTACTACCTGTCCAAACTCAAGGGCGTATCTAAAAGCGTATCTAAAATTAAAAAGGCGCTGGGGAAAAACGCCGGGGCTATCACGCGCGGTGCTGTAAGTGAAGGGCTTATATCCGCAGGGCAGCAGGCGGAAGATATACGCAGTCAGACCGACACAGGAGAGACAAGCGCGACTCAGGATATTATCGCAGCCGTTACGGGCGCAGGAACAGCGGCCTTTGGTGCATTAGGCGGACGCGTAGCACAGAAGCTAGGTCTTGCCGATCCTGACATTCTTGCAGCAGGCGGCGATGTAGTAGGCGCAGCTGTCAAAAAAGGCATGCCGCGTCGTGCTGCTGAAACAGCTTTTGTGGAAGGTATCTTCGAGGAACTTCCGCAATCAGCGCAGGAGCAGATGTTGAACAACATCGCCCTTGACCGACCTGTTACAGAGGGCTTAGAGGATGCCGTAGTGATGGGCACGGCTGCAGGCGGTGTTATGGGCGGTGCGACCGGGATGGTGTTTGGTGGCGGAAAGTCCGGCGACGGCTTTACCATAGCTGACGACCCCAAAAACCCCGCAGAGACAAAGGTACAGCCCGAACAATCCGAAGCCGAAAAGCAATGGGAAAGCGCCTGGAAAGGTGTGGCAGCGCAGGAGGATGAAAGCCAGAAGCGTGCGCGCGTCAAGGACAGCCAGTTCGGCGACGAGATACCCGGCGAAAACATCATGCAGGCAACCCAACGGCAGGGCTTGGGGCTTGGTCCGCTGACTGCACCGGGTAGACTTCTCCCGTATCAGGAGCAAACAGTACCGCAGGAACAACCTCCCCAGGCAGAAGCGTTGCCATTGTCCATGTCGCCGGAATACTTCGAGCAGACCGGGCAGATGCTTCCCTATCAGTACGCGGGTAACATATCCCCCGAACAGCAAACAGAGCGGGTAAACACAGCCCTGAGTGAAAAAGAGCGCCAGCAGCAGAGCCTTACCCGTGAACAGTTCGAGGAAGCCCGGAAGCGCGTAAGCAGTTCAGATAATTACGCACAACTGCGCGAAAAAACCATGCGCGAGGTGCGCAACCTGGAGCGTAAGAAAAACCCAACCAAAAACCAGCGCAAGAGGCTTGATGAACTCAGAAGCAGGTTTAACCGCCTGACCGCTGTAGAGCCGGAAAAGCGTACCAAGGCCGACCGCGTAACCCGCGAAGGCAATAAAGAATATATCCCTGTAATGAAGCGCAAAGAGTTCCGCGATATTCTCCCGGAATACACACGCAACTCCGTCAGCACCAAAGACGACATGGGTATGGGTTCCGTAGTAAACGCCGACGAGCGCGGACACTTTGGGCAGCGCACCCCCTCAACCAATCCCGCATGGGCGCAGGATGCCATAGCCGTTGCCGGGTCGGTTCCTAAACTCCGTAATGCGGTAGAAAAAGCCGCAAACGGCGAACCCCTGGGCGAGAATCAGCGCATTGCGGTGGAGATAGTAGCCGACGCCTACCGTGATGAACGCAACCAAGGGCGCGTGGGCGAAGTATTGCAGCGCCGTACCGACACGCAGAACCTTGTACGCACCCGCCAGGCCGCAAAGGATAAGCCCTCAAGCCAGTATCTTGAGATGGACGAACGCGAGCAGGCGGTATATGACGAACTGGACAGCGAAACAAAGACCCTGCACGAACTTACCATGCAGGCATACGATGTGGCCGACGAGAACAGCGTGGATGCGTTGCTCGAATCTGACTTGAGCGATGGTGAGATTGCCGCAGAACTGTACAATTTAATTGAAAGGAAATCCAATGGGCGACAAAGCGAAACAGGTGAAACAACTGATCGACAAGCAGAGACAGCGCAAGGGCCTGAAGCGGGGACCACAGAACGGGACGGGACCGAAAGCGCAGAAGGGGATGTGCGACAAGAGGTAGACCCGGATCAATTTCCTGACGCCACGAAAATGATCGAAACGGAACAGGCAACCGAAGCGACTGCACAGCCCACGGCTGACGTAGCAATCGAGGCAGGGCAGGGTCAGCGTAGCGAATCTGCCGCACCCGACTTTGAGGAAATGGTAAAGGAAGCCGCCCGCTGGAGAGGTGCGGCCCTGAACCATGCTTCCAATCTGGACGAAAAGGGTAAGTACCAAGTATCAAAGCGCACAACCAAAGGCGACCTTGATGCCTACTTGATGCGCAAATATGGCATAGACGAGACGGAAGCAAGAGACGTATCAAATGCCCTTACACAGCGCAACTTGGAAGATGACAGAACCGCAGACCCAGCAGATTATACGGGTGAAGAGTGGTACAAGGTCGGAAATTCTATTCCGGTTCAACAGCAAGAAACACCCGCAGCGTCTGGCGAAACCTCCGCACAAACCAACCTCCCCGCAGAGCGCATGAAGTTTATCGAGCGCAAGGTTGACGAACTCGGCAGTATTGAAGCGGTAGACAAGAAGTACACCGGAGATGCGAAGATTGATCGCTATGCGCGGGATTATGCGCGGGAGGTGTTTGGTGAGCCGTCCAGAAAAGCCAAACAGGTGGAATCAAAACCCGCTCAAGAAACCAAAGTCCCTGAAACCGCCACCCAGGAGGAAAAACCGGCGCAGGAATCAAGAGCGGATCAAGAAGCAACCAAAAAACCCAGCAATAACACCATCTTTACCGAAGATGCGGCAGAGAGGGCGCGGCAGAAAATACGCCAAAGCCTGAGCAGAACAAACTCCGGTTTTGATCCAGAGCTGGCACAAGCAGGGCTTACCCTCGCCGGGTATCACATTGAGAAGGGCGCTCGCACGTTTGCAGCCTATGCCAAAGCCATGGTTGAGGATATGGGTGATATGGTCAGGCCGCACCTCAAGGCGTGGTACATGGCGGTGAAATATGAACCTTCTGCGGCAGAGATGCACGCAGATATGGATTCTGCTGCTACAGTTGAAAGTGCTGAAATTGACGATATACTGAAGGTAAATGGAGGTGAAGATGTCACTGACGAGCGTACCCCAGGAAGTGTGGAACGAGATAGCCGAGACGCAGGAACTGGCGACGAAGTGGGCGCAAGAGGTGTTTCCCCTAACCGGGGAGTTCGCGATAGCGCAACAGGAGGGCAAGGAGTACGAAGCTCTGCGGAACAAGGGGATAGCGCAGAAAATAGCGGCGGCGTACCTGGACGTGAAACCCCTGCTCCTGGAAAACGTGGCAATCAGCAGGCATATCCTGCAGACGGATCAGTTGCAGCTGCGCAGCGCACTCCCGGAGGTAACAACGGTGAGCGAGGCGGTGATGTTAGCTTCGTTGGATCGGCGGTTGACCCCGTTGCAACAGAAGCAGTTGGAGAAACTGCTACAAAAGGACGTGAGAAAGCTGAAACTGCGAAACAGCAGAAGCAAGCAGAGCACAAGCGCGTAAAACTCGCAGATCGCGAGAATATAGCCGAAACACTTCCCGCGTTGTATGAAGAACAGCAGGACGATGTATACTTTGCCGAACAGCGATTTGCCAAGCCAAAAGGTACGGGGGTGCTGTTCGCCAACGGCACTGGCACGGGCAAAACCTTTACCGGCCTTGGGATTATCAAGCGTTTTTCCATGCGCGGTAAAGATAATATCTTAATTGTGGTTCCAAACGCCAAACTTATAGATGACTGGATTGAGTCCGGCAAGACCCTTAACCTTGACATAAAAAGGCTCAAGGATACCAAGGACAACGGAAACGGGATAGTTGTTACCACGTATGCCAACATGGGGGCCAACAACTCACTCGCAGAGCGTGAATGGGATTTAGTGGTTCCCGACGAGGCAGACAATCTGATGAGCAACAAAGATGGAAAGGAAACCTCTGCCCTTGCTACCCTCAGAGCGATAACCGCCAACCCTCGCGGAGCTTATGACCGTTTCCGTATGCTGCACCGCGATAAAATAGCGGAACGTGACCAACTCAAAGAGTCAATGCAGTCCAACCGCAGCCTCTATGCTCTGGACGATACCACGGACATGCAGCGGGCTGACCTTGAAAAAGAGTATGCAGGGCTGAAAGAAGAGTACGACGCTCTGCAAAAGGAACTTGGCCAGGCTAACAACGAAATTGTTGACCAGATAAAAAACATGCCGGACGAGCAGCGCACCCGCGTTGCATTTTTATCCGCCACACCGATTCCCTACGAAAAGAACGTGGACTACCTGGAGGGGTACCTGTTCGACTACCCCGAAGATGGCTATATAGGCAACAGCCGTCAGGGTGGTTTTGAAAAGTTCATGGTTGAAAACTTTGGCTATCGTGTCCGGTATCACAAGCTTACCGAGCCGGACAAAGAGGTTGACCGTGGTTTGATGCAGCGCATGTTTAATACGCGCTTGCGCAAAGAGGGTGTTCTTTCAACCAGAATGCTGAGTGTTGACAAGGACTATGATCGCCGCTTTGTTCTCACCGAAAACGCTATCGGCAGCAAGATTGATGATGGCCTGCAGTTCCTTTGGGATAACGAACAATACCGTCCGTTGGCGGATATTATCAACAAGCGCTTTGACTATCTTTCAAGGCGCTATCTGCTTGAATCAATAAAGGCACGTGAATCCGTTCCCCTCATCAAAGACCACCTAAAGAAGGGGCGCAAGGTAGTAGTATTCCATGACTACAAAAAGGGTGGAGGCTTCAACCCCTTCGATCTTGGCACTTTACGCAACAGCAAGGAAGAAATAACCAATACCGATATGACACTGGGCGACCTGGTGAGGCAGTTTGAGGCAGAGCGCCCAGACTTGCAGCAGATAGATTTCAGCGATCTGTTGTCGGCAGTGGGGACGTTCAGTCGTGAATTTGGTGATGAACTTCTTATAGTCAACGGGGATTTCAAGGAGCGCGACAATCTGGATTCCTTCAAGAGGTTTAACGACGAAAATTCCGGCCCCCTGGTAATGCTGGTGCAATCCGCTAAAAATGCAGGATGGAGCGGGCACGACACCACCGGAAAGTACCAGCGTGTAATGTTTAACCTCGGTCTACCGGAACGCCCCACAATGGCAATCCAGCAGGAGGGCAGGATTTACCGCGTAGGGCAGGCGTCCAACGCGATATTCCGCTATCTGAATACCGGCACCAACTGGGAGCGTATTGCCTTTGCGCAAACTATAGCGCAGCGTTCATCAACAGCGGAAAACCTGGCAATGGGCGAAGAAGCGCGTGCCCTCATGGACGGGTTTATCGAAGCATTTGAGGAGTCAGACAGCTACCCGGCAGGACACCCCGGAGAGGGAACTGGCGGCAAAGAGCGTGATGCAGCGGCAAACGCAGTGTTGACCGAGTGGGATCGCGCCATGTCGCTGTATTACTCCCAACTCAAACGCAACAGCAAGAGTAAAGCACAAGAAGGCTTGGACTATTTCGCCACGCCGGAACCGCTCGGTCTGAAAATGGTTGAGTGGGCGGATATTCGTGGTGGTGAGGATGTGCTTGAACCATCAGCGGGGCATGGCGCTATAGCACGCTGGATACCTGAAAACGTGGACGCGACCATAGTTGAACCTTCTCTTGAGTTAAGTTCAAAAGTTCGCATGGTGGCCCAAGGCAAGCATATTACTGACACCTTTGAAAATCTCCACAAGGTCAACAAGTATGACGCTATCGTGATGAATCCGCCGTTTGGAAAAGGCGGGAAGACCGCAATAGAGCACCTGGATAAAGCAACAAACCATCTGCGCGACGGCGGCCGTGTAGTGGCGATAATTCCATCCGGCCCGGCGGCAGACAAGCGTTTTGATAAGTGGTTTTACGCTGAAGATGAGAAAGGAAAGAGCCTTACACCTGACCTGAGTTTGAGGGCTGAAATAAGTCTGCCATCATCAATCTTTGAGCGTGCCGGAACATCGGTTAAGGCACGGATAGTTGTTATTGACAAAGGTAGCGAATCAACCGAGACAGCTACCCGCGACTATTCAAGTGCCACTGGTGTTAAAGAGTTTTTCGAGCGCATAGAAGATTCCAGCATACCGGAACGTACTAAGGCGAAACCAGCAGAAGAAGCTATCGCGCCCCAGGCGGAAGGGAGCGAAAGCGGTTTCAAACTCGCGCAAACCACTCACGCAAAAAAAGGCATCGACCTCTATGTGGCAACAAACATTGAGCGTGTTCCGTATGAAGAATATAAACGACTTAACTCAATAGCGAAAAAGCACAACGGCTATTACTCCAAGTTTAGCCGCAACGGTGCAGTGCCGGGCTTCCAGTTTGAAAGCGAGCAGGACAGGGCAGAGTTTTTGAAGGAAGCCGGTCAAGAACAGTTGCAATCACGCTCGGCACAGAAAACCAACAACACCCCCGCCCAGGTAGAAAAAGAAGCAAAGTCCTTCCTCGGCAAAGGCTTCGAGAAGATGAAGCAAGCCGGAGCGCTGAAGGTGGTGCAGAGTTTGGACGAAGTACCCGGTAGCGGGATGTTTTCTGAGCTTATCTTGCCATTACATGAGGTGCGAGACACAGAAAAAGTAGACGCACTGGCGGAAGCTATGAGTAAAAGCGGATGGGTAGGCAGGCCAGTAGTTGTTGTTGGAGAGCAGGCTATCACTGGGACACACCGGTTAGCGGCGGCAGAAAAGGCCGGTATTGATCCGGAAACTTACGAAATCGAGCCAGGCGTTTTAACAGAAGACACTACCAGAGAAGAACAGCAGGCATGGGAAGATTTGGTGGAGGGCGATGACGAGTCACGCCTTGATGCTGCGAAGGTGCTTAACCGGCTGGGTATCCTTGACGAGGAAGCCGTCACCCTTATTGAGCAGGAAGTAGAAGGTAATTTTTCTGACTTCCAGCCGCTTTACTCCCAAAATGGCGACATAGCCGGGGTGTATAAAGACGGGCAGATCACCCTGGTAGCCGACCAGATAGCCAAGGGCGAAACAGCCGGACTTCTGAAACACGAAGGCTTACACCTCCTGCTGCGCAACGATCCCACCTTTAAGAAGCGCAAGGGCGAGATCATGCGCCAGTTTAAGAACCTCAAGAATACGCCGAAGGTGAAAGAGGCGTATGCCGTAGTACCCAAGGAGACCGACCAGAACGTGCGCGACGAGGAAGCACTGGCGTACCTGGTGCAGAACCACAAAGAGCACAGCCTGGTTAAGCGGATCATCTCAGCGGTTAAGGCGTGGATGTTCCGCAACGGTATTCCGGTAACAAAGCTGACCGAAGGTGACTTGACCGCACTTGCGGCGCAGGGGATTAAGCGGTTCAGTAAAGCGCAGACCATAGAGCAGGCGTTAGCACAGGCGGACGCGATGGTTGGCAGTGAGCAACCCGTATTCTCCCGCAAGAGAGTAAGGGGAACAGAGGCGATAGAAAAGGCTCTGCGCGAGACACAGGCGGTCCCTAAAGATGAAATGTCCTGGCATGAGCGCGTGCAGGACTGGATGAAGGGGATCAGCGAAAACTTCAATAAAGAGAACATCCGCCAATCGGTATTTGACGAATATGCCAGTGTAGAGAGAGCGGAAAAGCAGAAATACGGCAAACTTCTGGACGCTGACTTTTCCCCATCCAAGGCGTTACGTGCTACCAAGAACCTTGATTCCGTTATGGCGGCAATCTTCATGAAGGGTAAGATACGCCTCAACAAAAACGGCTGGACCGAACTTGTAGACCCGGAGAACGGCAAAGGGTTCCTGAAGATATTTGAACCCTTGTTCCAGTATGAGGGCGGATCACTCACCCGCTTATGGGAAGGCTACGCCGGGGCGCGACGTGCCAAGGAGTTGAAAGCGCAGAACCGCGAGAACAACTACAGTGACGAGCAGATAAAAGAACTGATGAAGCTCGAACGAGAATACGACGGTACAAACGGAAAGCCGGACTTCAAGGCGATATTCGATGAATACCAGGCGTTCAATAAATCCATCCTGGACTTTGCCGAATCAGCAGGAGTAATTGACCCGGAAAGCCGCAAGCTGTGGGAGAGCAACGACTATATCCCCATGTACCGTATCCTTGACGATATGGACGACGCTAAAGGCCCGATGAAGAAAGGCGGCGTAGCAAGTCAGACAAGCGGAATACGCAAGCTCAAGGGCGGTGTAAGTAAGCACGGTGGCGTCATGGAAAACATGGTAATGAACATGACCAAGCTGGTGGACGCCAGTTATAAGAATATTGGAGCTGAACGCGCCATTGACCTGGGGCTGGAAACCGGGCACGCGGAAGCAGTGGCAGGATCGGCCGCGAACATGGAAGAGGAGCAGATACGCGAGTACGTCAACGGCGTAGGGCTTGACTACGACGCAATGGATGAAAGCCAGCAAAAAGCATGGCGCAAGACCCTGGGTAAATTCAGCCCTGAAGGCGGGGATATTGTTCATGTCCTCAAGGGCGGGAAGCGTAAGTATTACCGCGTGAACGATCCCCTGTTTCTGCGCAGCTTGCAGAGCGTAGGCGGCACGGACAGCAACGTGCTGAAGCTGTTCCGCATGTCTAAAAGCCTGTTGACCAATACCGTTACCGCGAACCCCTCGTTTATGGTCGCAAACTACCTGCGCGATTCTTTGAGTACGTGGCTGGTTACCGGCACAAAGATGTTCCCGGTATTCTCAGGGATAAAGCAGGGCATGAAAGCGTGGAACGAGGACGCTATGCTCTGGCAGATGATGGCAGCCGGTGCCGGGGGTGGGCGCTTCTATAACACCCGCTCCAAAGATGTGCGCAAAATGGCGAACCAGATCGAAAAGAAGATGAAGGACAAAGGCTTTGCCGAGACGGTCCTGGATTCGCCGGGTAAAATCTGGCAATTCTGGCAGAAGATGGGCAACGTATCCGAGAACGCCAACCGCCTGGCAGTCATGCAGGACTATCTCAATCGGGGATACACCCAGACAGAGGCCGCATATCAGGCAATGGACGTAATGAACTTCACCCGCCACGGTGACGGGGCAATAATGAAGTTTATGATGGATACCGTCCCATTCCTGAACGCGCGTATTCAGGGCTTGGATCGTGTATACCGCGGTGCCAAGGCAAACCCCGGCACCTTTGCTATGCGGGGCGCAATGTTGGGCATGGCTTCCCTGGCACTGTACATGGCGAACAAAGACCGGGAAGAGTACGACGACCTCCCCGAATGGGACAAAGATATTTACTGGCACTTTTTTACCCCTGCCGGGCATTATCGTTTCCCGAAACCGTTTGAAGTTGGCGCAATCTTTGGTATGCTTCCAGAACGTATTGCTGAAGCGATAAGCAAGGGCGAAACAAGGTTCCTCGCAGACGCAGCCAAGCGTGCGGTAATGGATACCCTCGCCTTTGACCCCATGCCTCAATTAGTAAGACCGGCATACGAGATAGCCATTGACCGCAATCGCTTTTTCGATATGCCGATTGTAGGTTTTGACAAGTACCTCGAACCCGAAGCGCAGTACAACACCCGCACGCCGGTAAGTTATGTGAAACTCGCAGAGGCTATGCCTGATATAGCGCCGGACTTCCTGAGAAGCCCGAAGCAGCTTGAACACCTCGTAAGGGGGTATACATCTTCTGTCGGCTCAATCATGTTCTGGATGGCTGACCGGATGATGGAGCAGGCGGGGATGATCGATAAGAAAGAAACCCTGCAACTCACGGAAGCGCCGGTAATAAAACGATTCTTCCGCGAGCACGACCCCAGAAGTGTGAAGTATTCCAGCTACTTTTACGATATGGTCAACGAGGCGGATCAGATATACAAGACCGTTAACAAGTACATGAAGTACGGACGCCGGGATGATGCCCGCGAACTCATAGACGACAACCGCGAACTGTTGCAGAAACGCAAAGGCCTGAACCGCTACAAGCGGCAAATATCCGAGATCAACCGCACAATGGATAAGATAGCCCGCTCAAGCCTTGCACCGGCAATAAAAGACGCACGCAACCGTAAGCTACAGCAGCAGAAAAACCGGCTGCAAAAGAGAGCCGTAGAAATCTACGGGGAAGGATTTTGATTATGGCAAACCAGGGGTGGCTGTTGATACTTACGGTGATAGGCGGGGTGTTCTTTGCCGGTAACTCACTCGCAATGATGCTCCTGGGTATCGTGTTGATAATTATTCTTGCCACGATCTTCTGATTTAACCAAACATACAGCAAAACTGAGGGGTTGCCTTAACGGGCAGCCCCTTTTTTGTGTCTTAGCTATTGAGTACAATGGGTACACAGTGGTATACTCATAAGTATAACCTTTCAGTTTATCACAGGGGACTTATGGAAAACTACTGCGTTCTTATCGACCCCGGCCACGGAGGTATCTTCTCCGGTGCCGTAGCGGGCGGTGTGAAGGAAAAAGATATTACTCTTGGCGTGTCGTACCAGTTGTTCGAGAGATTGCGCGAGAAGGGCATACACGCGCTTATGACGCGCATGGCAGACCACGAGCTGAAACTAGACCTTGGCGCTGACCTTCAGGAGCGGTGCAACATCGAACACAAAATAAAGCCCGCGCTCTTTATCTCACTCCACTGCAACGCTGCATCCAGCGAGCAAGCACACGGGTTTGAAGTTTTCACCTCGCCCGGAGAAACCCCGTCAGACGCAACCGCCGCAAATATCTACACCTACATGCAGGCGGATCATCCGAATATCACTTACCGCACCGACTACAGCGACGCCGACCCGGACAAGGAAGCAAACTTTGCGGTCCTCACCGGCACGCGCGGCCCTGCGGTATTGGTAGAGCTTGGCTTTCTGACCAACCCCGAAGAACGCAAGCGCCTGACCAGCCCCCACTATACAAGCGCAATCGCTGAAACAATCGCAGAAGCAATCATTGCATCCCCCTGGCTCTTCGGGAGGTGAAATTGTCGGAAACGTGCCACGACATACACAACAAAGTTGGGAACCTGAAAGTAACCGTAACCCTGGTTCTGGCAGCGTTCGGAACCATCCTGGTGTTGACCGGATATAACATCAACCAGACCCTACAAACGCGGCAGGAAATGATCCGCACGATGGGCGAAATGCGCACCGAGATACGCGAAGATGTAGCGCGGATCGGCGGGCAAATGAGCGCCACAAGTCTACGCATTAAGCATCTGGATGACCGCATATTTGAAAACCGGGAATTACTTGTGGATCACGAAAAGCGGATACAGAGGCTAGAAAAGCATGGGGGAGAATAACGGGTGCATAGCAATCAAGGCCTACGGAACCTGTCGCTTGAAGAGTTGCAAGGGGTGTCACGCGCAACCTGGCAACGTTGCCCGTACTCGTGCTGTGGAGTTTGCCCGTGCCGGACAGCCCGGCAGTGCAGTGCTTGGGATAGATGGCCCTGCAAGGTAGCGGAGGAATAATTGAAAAAACTCAGATACATATTTCTGGCAATCAAGTTTTTACTTCAAGGCGACAACCTTCAAGAAGCCCGGAGGTTCGCCGCTAAGCTGGTGTACGGGTTTAAGCGGGCAGGTGGAAAGGGGTAGCGGATGGTAGCCGTAAATTATGATCCGATATTCGGATACACAGGTCTAGATACCACCAAGGCCACGCAAAAACAAAAGGAGGGAAACGTGTTTAAAATAATGAGCGACATGGCAGAGATGCCCACAAGATTGCCCCTTAACGCACCCAAGCGGGAGCAGGGGCGGAGAATGAAGATGAAAAACGGCCTCATGCACGCATCGGATGGCAGAGTGTACGACCCTCGCCCCGACGGGTGGAGGCGTGTTCATGGGTAGTGACACAAAAAGGCCGAACGGAGATGGCAAGGGTTCAAGCCTGAAACACGAGTGGCCGGATATTTAAACAAGGGCGCGTTGGGCAGGTGGTGAGCCCCACAGACTGTAAATCTGTCGCTAACGCTTTGGTAGTTCGATTCTACCCGCGCCCACCATAAAGTACCCGCTCTGCGCAAGCATCGGGCTCAAGTCCGCAATAGCGGCATAGCTCACCTGCCAGGACGTAGGCGGAGTAACGGGGTTGTTGCATGGCATCCCCAGCTGACTAAAACAGGAGGAAGCATGAAACAGTACATCGGAGTAAAAATTATCAACGCAAAACCCATGAACCGCCAAGAGTACAACGACTTCCGTGGCTGGAAGCTTCCCGAAGATGAAAATGGCGCAGATGAGGGTTACCTGGTCGAGTATGTAGACGGTGGGCAGGCCAATACCGAGCAATACGAGGGCTGTGTAAGTTGGTCGCCTAAGGATGTTTTCGAGCGCGCCTACCGCCAGACTGAAGGCATGACATTCGGCATGGCAATAGAGGCGGCAAAGAAGGGCTGCAAGATCGCACGTAAAGGTTGGAACGGTAAAGGTATGTTCCTGTATTACGTCCCGGCCAATAAATATCCTGCTGTCAATAACAATTTGGGAACAATGATGGGTGTCTTTGAAAACGATATGGTTCCCTATGGCGCGTATATCGCGATGAAAACTGCGCAAGATAACGTGGTGCCGTGGCTTGCTTCGCAAACTGACGTGTTATCTGAAGATTGGGAGATTGTCCGCTAATGGGCAAGATAGAAGTTTTGCCGGAGCAAAGATGGGGTGCGGACGCCGCGCTTCACTCCGCTCTGGAATCCATAGGCCCTGAAGATAAGGTGTTGATATTGGGCATTGTGACCCTTGATGACGGTTCGACACAGCGAGTGATGCGTTCTGCGAACATGACGCAAGGCGAGGCCCTGTTTGAAGTGGAGCTCAGAAAACTGGAACTATTGACTGAGGCGGAGGACTGAGTGGCGGAAAGTAAGTGCAAAGCCCCAACAGAAGTGTACCAGCGGGTAACCGGCTTCATGCGCCCAGTCCAGACATACAACAAAGGGAAGGCTGAGGAATACCGCGAACGCGTCAACTACAAACCGGAGGTAACGCCATGAAAAGACTACTCACACTATTTATCATCACCCTCATGCTGTCCGGCTGCGGCCTCAACTGGGAGGCGGGCTTTAGCGTGGGCGTTGATCTGGCAGAGCTGCGCAAAGAGCGCGAAGCCCAGGGCAAGCCACACATTGAAGATGTAGTATTCGGTGATGAAGATGCAGAAGATTGATAGCATTGTCACATATAAGAGCGGATACAAGCACCAGAACGATAAGCTGAGGGTGTACCAGACACGCATATGCCCACCCCAGGTGGTAGAATCCCGCTATATCACCTTAAACACAGACGGGCGCCTATTTATCAACGGCGCATACGCATGGGACGGCCCTACCGGCGTGCCGGAGTGGCTGGTGAAACGCTGGATGAAGTGGCTCATGCGCCCAAGCCTGATCCATGACGCTCTGTGTCAACTCGCCCGCGAAGGTCTGCTATCCCCCAAATACGCGGAGCAGATAGATATTGAGTTTAAGCTGGCGTGCCACCAAGACGCGCGTTGGAAGTGGCTTGGCAATACGGCTTACTTCTTTGTGCGCAAGTTCGGCAGTTTTGCCACCGACCCCGCAAACAAGCGGCCAATCCTCACGGCCCCTTAATGCCATTGCCCCCGGTAGCCCCTCCTTCTGCCGGGGGATTTTTTAACACCGCGTCCCGCAACGCCTCCGCCATCTCCTGCAGCTGCGGATCGTACCTGTGTCTGTTGTACGTCTGCGTCAGTTTGTCTACAGAGTGCCCCAGGAACCGATGTATCAGGAAATCGTCAAAACCTTCCGCTGCAAGGATTGTGGCACATGTCCGGCGAATATCATGCGGGCGATACCTGCGCTTATGCCTCGCACAGTGCGTGGCAAGCCCGCCCTTGGTAGATAGGCCAAACACTCGACCTTCGCCCTCTCCGATGAACTCCAGAGCCTCAGAGACAAGATAAACGCGCTTATATGTTTTCTTGCCACCCTTGATCTGCTCACATATCCACCACTCTCCGTCAATGTCGGAATACTTTACACCCTTGCACTCGCCGCCGCGCTGCCCGGTTAGAAGCATAAAATATAGCACCCGGTCTGCTTCGGATTGATCCCTGCGCGCGACGATCTCCGCTATCTCTTCACTGTTTAGCACGACCCGGCGCGGCCCGTTCTCTTTAGCTTTGCGCAGATTCACACATGGGTTTGCTTCAATCCAGCCCATTTGGCAAGCATAGGTGCATATCCTTGACACCCTGGACTTTGTGATATTGTATTGCCGCGGCGTGCTTTTTTTATGTTCGAGCAATTCAGCCACATGCACACGCTTTAGCTTGTCAATCGGCATATCCCCGATGTAGGGGTAAACGTCCTGCTTCAGAGAACGCTTGGCCTCCTTTCCCTCGTCTGCGTAGTTGAAGGTTTCTATAGCCTTTTTAGCGACCTGCTCAAAGGTGAGCCCCGGCCTGCCGATGTCTCCGCGCTCTCTTTGAGACACCAGCTTTGCATGGGCCTGACGCGCTTCGTGTAGTCCAAGTGCCGGGTAACCACCTATGCGCTTTTGTTTACGCTTGCCCTTTTCCTGAAAGCGGTAGTACCAGGTTTTCTTTCCGGACGGCTCTATGTATAGTGTCAAGCCGTCGCCGTCGGTGACAGAATACCGCTTTTCTTTCGGTTTCAGGCTCTTTACTTTTCGGTCTGATAACATGCCCGCCTCCATGTGCCATTTCATGTGCCAGTGATGGGTTACAATGTGACACAACATGACACATAAAGTCTATATGTTGTTTTACAAGGTACTGAAATTGCAGGTATTTTTTCATACATTCCAGTTACTTACAAAACCCGGAATTAGCCTCCTAAGCGATAGGCCGCAGGTTCGAATCCTGCCGGGACCGCCATAAAAAACAAGCCCTTAGCCGTGAATGGTTAAGGGCTTGTTATTTGCCATGTGCCACCCCATGTGCCATCTTCAAGCAAAAAAATAGCCCGGCGCGAACCGGGCGTGGGGCTTAATAGCTGTATGTGCCCCTGGTACCGTAGTGCTTTTTATTGTACGTGGGTGATTTGTCTGTCCACGTCCGACTTCTGGTCCCCATCTTGCCCGTGTTCGGGTTGTAGTTTCCCTTTACGGAGTAATTGTTGTTGTAACTGCTGTCCGGCGTTGAGCGGTAATGCCCGCTTACATAGGTGCCGTCAGATTTAACGTATGGCTTCACGAATGTTGCCGCGAATGTTGGAGCTGCGATTAGTGCGAATACTGCTAGTGCTACGATTACCTTTTTCATGTCTACATTCCTTTCTGGTTAAGTTTTTCCTGATACCTATGTAGGCGCAGAAAGTGAAGCCCTGCTTGTGCCATACGACGCTGAAAATAGCCTGGCAGGGCGCGGTGGATAGATAATAGTCTTTTTTCCCGTGGACTCATTGTCTCTCTCCTTCAAAAGTATAAGTATATATGAATAACATTATTTAAATGTACTTCCAGGGGAGATTGAAAACAAGACTGTGCCTATAAAATCCTCATGCTATTTTTTCCGGTTATTCTTTTCCATCCATATCCCATTTATGTATTCACGCACTTGCTGTTGCGCATCAGCGTTCAAATCGCGGAACGATTGTATTAACCACGCCTCCACGCCACTTATTGTTCCCAGGTAAACCTGACTCCCCGTCTCGGTAATGTGCGGAGCGTCTACGGATGTTTCGCGCACTGTTGCAGACCTGGGGAACTCCAGCAAACCCGTAGGGCGCTCCCCCGTTCGTAACCATGTGGGATCGCAATCAACTTTTTGTGATATTTCCCAGATTTTGTTGTCCGGAATTTTTTCCCTATTATTCCACATGCTGAGCGTGCCAGCCTTAAACCCTATAATTTCAGCTATTTCCTTCAATTCCTCAACACCGAGGTGCTTTCTCAGCCTTTCAATTTGTGGGCAAAAACCTTTCATAGCGTGATATTTCCTGTTGACACCCCACACAATGTGGGTTAGTGTTGGTTTCACAAGGGCGCACAGAGGCGCATCAGCGAATATTTAAGGCTAAACAATACCACAAAAAGGAGGTGAATCACATGGAACAAAAAGCAACCTTGCTCAGCATCAGAGAGGCAGCGGAGTACCTGGGAGTATCCAAAAGCACCCTGCGGATCAAGCTCAATAACGGGCAATGGAAGATTCCCAGCGTCGAGTTTGGCACTGACTCACTCCGCAGGTACGACATTCGCGACCTGGACGAGTTTATTAGCCGCTACAAGGTTAGCGCGTAAGGAAACCTTAACGCAGAATCCGGCGGGCGCAAGGAAAGGAAAAATTAAAATGACGGAAATAGTCAAGGCAACATTCGAGGATGAAGAAATTAGCTTCCGCGAAGATGGTTGGTTCAATGCAACGGAAGCGGCGGCAAAATTCGGGCGCATCCCGAATGACTGGTTACGTCTTCCGGACGCAAAAGCGTACATCGGGGCGCTGGAGAGAAAATACGGGAAAATCTCGTATTACAAAACAAGACGGGGGCGGAGCGGCGGAACATGGATGCACCCCAAACTAGGCGTTGTATTCGCCAGATGGCTAAACATTGACTTTGCGCTTTGGTGCGATGAACAAATCGACAACATCCTTCGCGGAAAGATCGACGCTAAGCGTATGCGTCACGAGGCAGCAGCATCGTTCAAGGTGATGCAGGACATGCTCCACGATGTACGCAACGGCAACGGCAAGATCACAAAGCCGTATCACTACAGCAACGAAGCCCGCCTTATCAATTACGCGCTCACTGGTGAGTTTGGCCGTGTGGACCGAGACACGCTACCGGCGCATGAGCTGGATGCCCTGGCTTTGCTGGAAAAGAAAAACACCGTCCTGCTCGGGCGCGGCGTTGACTACAGAGACCGTAAAAAGATGCTTGAGCAGTACGCGCTTGATTTAAGGGCAAGCAAGGAGATTGCGGCATGAACTTCCTACGCATGACTGACTTGCAGCGCAAGTTTAGCGTCTCGCGCAAAACCCTGTGGCGCTGGCGCAAGGCGCACGGCTTTCCCAAGCCGGTGCAGATCGGCGGGGAAGGAATACAACTCTGGATCAAAGAGGAGGTGGAAGAATGGGCGCAAGAAAAAGCACAAAGAACCGCATAGAGAACGCGGTGCTGACAATCATCGTTCTCACCCTTCTGGCAACGTGTTTTTACCTGACCTTCAAGGAAGGTGGAGCATGGGATTACAACATGGAGCAGGTGTTGAAATGAGCGAAGGACTGAAGTGGTTTTTGGAGACCTTGCACGCAGCGCGTAGGCAGACCCGCCAAGATCTGCAACGCGCACGGGCAAGGGTGGATGAGCTGGCGGAAAAGGAAGTGGAACTTACCGCCAAAATCGAAAGTGTGGAGGAGACTATCAGGAAAAGGAGCGCGGCATGAACTGGGATGCTTTTAGGCAAGGGCTGGACACCAGCAGCGTTGACGATTTGAACAACTACATAAAGGAATTGCGTGGGGCCAGGGCGCACGTGACCCAGGCAATCGAGCATCTGCGGGAGGAAGACGCAGAGATCGACATCGAGATACAGCGAATGTATCAGCGAATTAAAAGACTGAAGGAGGTTGCAGCATGAGGGAATCACACGATGACTGGGGTATCTGCCCATATTGCGGGCAACTGGACGAAGCAGGCAACCGTTGTGGATGCGACGCGCAAAGCCTGTATGACTTTGAAGAGGAGCGCGGGGATTATCTATACCACCGCATGAAGGACATGGAAGCGGAGGAGATGACGATATGAGCAAGATTGACTTTAAAAGGTTCGCTGAACCGTTCCCTGCTGATGATGTGGAATGGCGCATTGCTCAGAAGGGTGTTGGCAGGAACGACAAACCGTGGGCAAAGGTTCTTGCTTACATAACCAACCGCGCGATTATGCAGCGTTTAGACGATGTAGCAGGCCCGGAAAACTGGAAGAACGAGTTTGTGCATATTGAAGGTGCATTCTTGTGCGGTTTGTCTATCAAGATAGATGGTGAGTGGGTTACGAAATGGGACGGTGCCCAGGAAAGCCAGATCGAAGCAACCAAAGGCGGATTATCTGGGGCGATGAAGCGGGCCGCTGTCCAATGGGGGATAGGCCGTTATCTGTATGGCCTGGATGAAGGGTTTGCAGAAGTTTGCGACAACGGGCGCTTTTACAGTGGCAGGGATCAGCGCAACAATATCCCTGCATTTAAGTGGAACCCCCCGAAGCTCCCAGCCTGGGCGTTGCCGCAAACAACAGACAGGCGGAAAGAGGAGAAACGGGGGACCACAGGTGTAAATAATCACGATCATAATACCCAAAACAAACCACCGCGTCAAAGAAGTAACGGCGCTTCCGTCCTTTCGCAAGAGCAGTTCGAGCAATATCTTCCGGCTTGGAAGGTGCAAGTCAAGGAAGGTAAGCGCACCGTACAGGACATTGTGAACGCGGCAAGGGACAAGGGCATCAACCTTACAAACACACAAATAAAGCAACTGGAGGCAGCATGAACACACACGACAACATAGAGCAGGGAACCCCGGAATGGCACGCACTACGCGCTGAACACTTCACCGCGTCCGAGGCATCCGCAATGATGGGGGAGAGTAAATACAAAAGCCGGAATCAACTCCTGGAAGAGAAGGCCACCGGCAAAACCCCCGAAGTATCCGAAGCAAAGCAGAGGATATTTGACCAGGGGCATGAGGCGGAAGTTGCAGCACGCGACATTCTGGAGATGGAGACGCTTGAAAGTTACCCACCGCTGGTAGCTACGCGCGAGATTGAAGGTCTGCCACTGTTGGCTTCGTTCGACGGTTGCAGCCTGGGAAGCCGCGGACTGTGGGAGCACAAGCTGTGGAACGAAACCCTGGCGGAGAATGTGCGTAATGGCGCGCTGACTCCTGACTATTATTTTCAGCTGGAGCATCAGTTGCTTGTAGCTGGAGATAGCGCCACAACCGTCACATTCACTACATCAGACGGAACCATGGAAAAGCGCGAAAGTATGGTTTATGAATCTGTGCCTGAACGGCGCGAAAGGCTCATTGCCGGGTGGCACCAATTCGCAGCGGACCTTGCCAACTACAAGCCCAAGGCCAAGCAGGAGAAGGTAGAAGGCGCGGACGCTGACGGTTTCCCTCTCGTTAAATACGAAGTGCACGGCACCGCCATTCACTCCAACCTGCGCGACATTCTCCCCATCGTGAAGGAGCGCGCAAAAGAAGAAATGGCCCGCCCGCTGGAAACGGATCAGGACTTTGCGGATAAGGAAAAGCAGGTAAAGGCGGTAAAGGCAGCGCGTAAGCACCTGAAGGAAACAACGGAAGATGTAAAGGGTGAGTTTGTGTCCTTCGCTGAATTTTCATCCTTAGCGGCGGAAATGGATAGCGTACTGCAGAAGCTCCAGAGCCACGGCGAGAAGGCCGTTAAAGATGCCAAGGCGCAGAAAAAGCGCGAGATTGAGCAGAGTGCAGACGAGGCCCTGCGCGAGCATATCGCAAGCGTGAACGAAAAGATTGCCCCCCTGCACATTGAAAACATCATCGACATTATCCCGGACTGGGGCACAGCGATGAAGAACAAGCGCACCCTGGAATCATTGCAGAACGCCGTGGATGAAGAGTTGAGCCGGGTGCAGATCGAGATTGCGCAGGCGGTAAAGATCATCCAGAACAACCTTGAATTTTTCAACAGTCAGAAAGACTACCACTTTCTGTTCAACGATTTGGAGCGGATCATCAACCAGCAGTCCGAAGGCTTTAAGGCCCTGGTGCAGCAGCGTATCGCGGACTACGAAGCGGAGCAGAAGGAAAAGCGCGAACGTGAGGAGAGGGAGCGCAAGGAGCGCGAAGCGGCAGAGGTAAAGCGCAGGGAAGAGGCTGAAGCGCGGCGCAAGGAACGGGAAGAAGCGGATGCCAAGTGCAGGGAAGAAGATCGTGCGCAGGAGGTTAAGACCGAACCGGAGGAGGCCCATGAAGCATCGGCAACGAATGCACAAACGCCTGCTGAAGTGCCAATACCTGAGAAGGTTTCTACGGGCGAAGCGTACACGCTCATTGATGAAATAGAGGCATGGGCGCAGCGACACCAGTTGGAACCATCGTCCTTGCGGGAGCTGTTCCAGATTATCCGCAGGCATTATGCGAAGGAGGCAGCATAGATGTACTACAACACCACCAACCTGAAAGGAGCGGAACTGAAAGCCGCCCAGGATAAAGCCCGCACCCAGGAGCAGGACGTTTACGAAATCCTGTACCTGGCGAACCGGCCCCTGGGTGCGAGTGAGGTAATGGAGAGGCTTCGTCACTTCAATAAGCGCCCGCCCATAACATCGGTGCGGCGGGCAATATCGAACTTAAAGAAAAGCGGATTAGTAGAGCGGGCAGATCATCAGATTATCGGCCCGTATGGCAGACGCGAATATGCGTGGACACTTAAACGTAAGGAACCCATGGGATGGCAGTGAGGCAAGAACAAGGAGGAGTGGTCTGCAAGGGGCGTCGCTGGACAGAAGCGGAAGTGGAATTGCTTAGGCAAGGTTTCGGCGCCGGCATCCCTGATGATGAAATGGCGGTTCTTTTAAGGCGGACGCATGTTGCCATAAAGCAAAAGCGCAAGAGAATGAAGATTACTGGCGACCCCAATCAAAGGCGGCTGTCTGATAAGGCAAGAACTGGAATGGCTAGGAAAAAGAGGGGGCCAGAAAGCCACTCATGGAAAGGCGGCAGGCGCATAACTTCAGGCGGATATGTCGAAATACACATGCCAAGCCATCATCGTGCAAGAAAAAATGGATACGTTTTCGAGCATATAGTTGTCGCTGAGAAAAAAGAGGGGAGAAGGATGTCACGCGATGAATGTGTCCATCATGCCGATGGGAACAAAGAAAATAATTCCCCTGAAAATATCATAGTAATTAAAAGGTCGGCCCATTCGGGACAACACGCAAGGCTTAGAAGCAGGAAGGTCGAAATGATTTGCAGCGTATGCCACGCCCCGTTTTACGTAAAGCCATCCCATCGGGAAAAAAGGAAAACATGCAGTAAATCATGCGCGGCACAAATAACTTTATGGAGAGGAAACCAATGTCAGTAAATAAGTGGATAGGTATCGGCAATCTTACTCGTGATCCGGAAAGCAGATTTACACCTTCCGGCACTGAAGTTTGTAACTTTAGCATTGCCTGCAATGACAGGTTTAAGGACCGTGAAGGCAATAAGCAGGAGAGTGTCGAATATGTAAACATTGTCGCATGGCGTCAACTTGCTGAAATCTGCGGTAAATATTTGCAGAAGGGCAAGCAGATTTATGTTGAGGGGAAGCTCAAAACGAGAAAGTGGCAGGACAGAAACGGTGTCGACCGTTACACCCCCGAAATTGTAATTGACACTATGCAAATGCTCGGCAGTGCATCCGATAGCCAGCAGAACACCGGTGCCGGACAAAATGCCGGACAATCCCAGCAGCAAAACAACGCCCAGACCCCCGGAAACACTGGCGGTTATGCTGGACAAAATGGCGGACAGCCTGGATATGCAAACGGCCCTGACTTTGCGCCGGACGATTCTACCCCTTTTTAAAATCCAAAGGGCGGCAGACCCACCAAAGCCGCCCTCTCTTTTTGCCTATGGAGGATATATGCAACAACACCTAAGCGCACCGCAAGTTTGCCTGCTGTTTTCCAGCACCGTACTTGGATTGTTAGACACCCTGAAGCAACGCAGGGTTGAAATCCTGGGCGGATGGGATCGGGCCGTTATTAAGCGCGGAGTTATCAAAAAGACCGACCCCGCTGTGGAGCAGATACAGGAGATGGAGGAACGCTTTTTCGCCGTGTCCGCGGATCTGGAAAAGTTGTGCGGGAAACTCACCGTAAATGTAATGCGGCGCAACGGCAAGCCTTTAAGCCTGGTAGATGACCCTGCACGTAACTTTATCCACATGATTGCCGGGAGAATGATCGACGAGCTGCAACACTTTGTCGATACCGCCGCCAACGGATGTGAGCCGGGCGTTACCTACCTGGACGGTTACAACGACGCCATAGACGAACTGGAGCACCTGATGTTCAAGCACAACATGAGTCGGCAAGCCGCACTTGACGCGCTGAGAGAAGGGCACAAGCGGCGCAATACGCTGGGAGAAGCAGCATGAGTAATCCAAGAAACTTCAACACCAACACTGCAAACCATGACGAGTGGTTAACTCCGCCAGAAATTATAGAGGCTCTCGGCCCCTTCGATCTGGACCCATGCGCACCAACGCCTGAGACACGACCGTGGTCTACTGCCGTGAGACATTATTCCATCCACGATGACGGTTTATTGAAGCCTTGGTATGGACGGATATGGTGTAACCCGCCGTACGGCAGAGAAACTTTTGCCTGGCTCAACAAGCTGGCTGAACACGGGGATGGAATTGCTTTGATTTTTGCCAGGACAGAGACGCGCGGATTCCATGCAGAAATATGGGATAAGGCGGATGCTGTCTTCTTCTTCAAGGGGCGGCTGAAATTCCACAAGGTAACCGGTGAGCAGGGAAACACCGCAAATGCCCCCAGTTGTCTTGTAGCTTACGGTCAGAACAATGTCAGGGCGCTGAGGCATAGCGGATTGAAGGGAAAGCTTGTGGAACTTAGGGAGGCTGCGTAATGACACTGCTACAGCTTATCGAACAATCAGCGGTTAATGCCCTGGATCACGGCTTTGACGTAACCCAGCACGAAACCCAGCTGTTACTCATCGGCACTGAAATTGCCGAGGCCCTGGAGCATGTTGAGCCTGGTAACAATCAGGCAATTCTGGAAATACGCGAGACCTTTGAGCACACGATGTTCTGCCTTGAAGACTTTCGCCGACAAGCAAAAGACTATACCGACACATCCGCAATACCCACAGCACAGCACCGCTCAGAATACGTGGAAGAGCTGGCGGACATAATCATCCGCGTGTGCAGTTACGCCGGTGGAAACGGCATGGCGCTGGATTTGGTGCTGATGCTTGAAGAAAAAACCAGCAAAAATAAGGCTCGTCCGTATCGGCACGGCAAAGGATTTTAGGGGGACATATGCCACGCAAAAAGCCTTTGACGAAAATGGTGTTGGAGCATCTGCAAAAGTACGGCCGCATTGATTATGCGCAGGTGTCAGAACTCGCGTGGTCATCTAAACAGCCATGCCAGGTGATTTATTACCTGCGCCGCGCCGGACACGACATACGCGGGAATGGTCGCCCGGCCACAGAATGGACATACCACGGCGAAATTGACAATGCCGAAAAAACCGCAACGGCACGGCGGCACAGCCTGGGTCCTGCTCTCGAAGATGCAGAGGTTAAATGCTCGGTGTGTGGGTATGTGTTCCATGTGCAGGTATGGCCGGGAGAAAAACCAGATAGCCGGAGAGTGTGCCACCGTTGCCGTCAGCGGCAAACAGACATAGGTACTGATGAGGTGATGAGCATACCCGCGCCCAGCGCACAGGTGAAACCAGAACTCCCCGAGTGCAAGGTATACCGCCCCAGGGACAAAGGGTTTGAAGAACGAGCGCGGGAGGTCACACACATAAAGAAGATTAAAAACCGTGCTACAGACCTGGCGCCGAGCGTGAGGTTTAGCTTTAAGTATTGAGGGGTAAATATGTGCGAGGAAAAGATAAAAATAGAGCTGCCAGTTAAGGAGATCAACAAACGCGGCACCGGCTGGATAACCAAGCAGATGGAGAACGCAGGCATGAAGCGATACCCGTACACATGGAGGGGCAAGGGGCTGGATACGGTAGTGATAGAGGGGGTTAAATGCAGCGAATAATTATCAGAGACGCGGCACTCCGGGAGCGAGCATTGGAGTGCGTAAGAAAAGCTCCCGAAGGCCACGAGGTAGTTATCAAGAAGTATAAACCACCAAAGACCATCCCGCAACTATCGTACTGCTTTGGGGTGATCTACAAGACGATCATCCAGTTTGTTGAAGAGAGTTACGGGGAAACATTCACGCCCGAGGAAATCCATAAGTGGATGAAAAAGCAGATCATCGGCGTGGATTACAAAGAGTTTGACGGTGAGGTGATAGAGACCGAGCGCGAACTTAAAAAGTCAGACCGGGAGGAATGGAGCAGGTACATAGACTGCGTGATCCGGTACTGCTGGAATAGGTGGGGGCTGATGATACCGGCCCCGGAGTGGAGGGAAGAACATTGACATGGATAATACCAAAGAATTTACAGCTATCGAGTGGTGCGCCGGATACGGAGGCATTCAGCTTGGACTTAGACGAGTTATCCCGAATATGCGAACAATCGCTTATAGCGAGATCGAAGCCTTCGCTTGCGCGAACTTGGTTGCGAAGATGGAAGCGGGAAAGTTGGATGCAGCACCTATATGGCCGGATCTTAAAACCTTCCCGTGCAAAGAGTTTCACGGAAAAGTGGACTTGCTTGTTGCCGGATACCCGTGCCAGCCATTCAGCGCCGCAGGTAGACGAGGCGGAGCAGACGATCCCCGCCACCTCTGGCCGTATATCCGAGACGCAATTAGAATTATTCAGCCCCGATACTGCTTCTTTGAAAACGTCGATGGACACATATCGCTTGGACTCTCCACAGTCATCTCAGATTTGGAAGAAGATGGTTACCGAGCAACGTTTGGAATATTCAGCGCGGAAGAATGCGGCGCTCCACACCGCAGAAAGCGGGTGTTTATCTTGGCAGACCGCAACAGTATCAACGGGGGCACATCGCCAAGCAGACGGGACAATGACAGACAAGCTAGACAGACAGGTGAAGAAGTGGGCGACACCCAACACAATGGATTATCTGGATTGCAGGACACCGGAAGGGGTGTTGAGACAAGCAACTGGAGCGCGGAAGGGCAGATCAAGACCGGCAAACCTACGGGAGCAGGTAGACCCTGTAACGTGCGAGATATACAAGAAAGCGAACTGGCCCACCACCACCACCAGGGATTACAAGGGTTGCGGCAATGCAGTGGACAGGAAGGACGGCAAGCACCGCTTGGACACTTTGGAAGCGGTGGCCAAGTTTGGCCCGCAAGACCGGGAGAACCGCAATATGAGTGGGAGCCACCGAGAACTACAGGAGGAGTGGACTACACCTCTGGCAGACGACACTGGATTCCGTCAGAAACGATACTCACAAGGCGGAACAGCACTTTCGATGCAGGCACAAGGCAAGCTGAACGCCCGCTGGGTAGAGACTTTAATGGGCTTACCCGTGGGATGGACTATGCCGAGTTGTGCCGAACCTGTGATAATCGCACCGATGAACTGCGGTTGTTGGGAAACGGTATCGTGCCTGCAACAGCAGAGCGGGCATGGCGGGTGTTGTATGGGAGGCTGTGATGAACTTCAAGCAAAAAAAATGGCGCAATAAAAAATACCTGGACTTCGTGCGCTCACTCCCGTGCTCACTTTGCGGAGCGCCAGCGGACCACGCCCACCATATCATCGGCATAGGCGGTATGGGCGGCATGGGAACAAAAGCCAGTGACCACATGACAATGCCGATGTGCGCAGGCTGCCACCGGGCAATGCATGACGATCCGAGTAAATGGAGCCTACAGTGGGAATTTATCGCGCATACACTCGGCAAGGCGATAGATGCGGGGGTGCTGGATGTTAAAGGCAGAGGTTGATCCCGATTTTTGCAGAGAATTTTGCTGCGCCGGGCGTTTTTTGGATAAACGCGGCTGCATGGCAAGTGGAGGTGAAGAGTGTCCGAACAAAAACGCAAAAAGAAAACGTGGCCGATAACACCAATCGGCAAGCCACGCATGACACGCCGAGACAAGTGGGCGAAGCGTCCAGCGGTAATGAGGTATTGGGCGTTTTGCGAAGAAGTCAGGGCGCGGGGAATGACGATCCCGGAAGCAGGGGCAAGGATTGAATTTCATATCCCCATGCCTAAATCTTGGAGCAAAAAGAAGCGCAAGCTAATGAACGGCAAACCACACCAACAGAAACCGGATTTGGATAATATAATCAAAGGATGTATGGATTCGGTGTATTCCGAGGATTGCACGGTCCACGAAATCTACGCGAAAAAGGTGTGGGCTGAGACCGGCGCGATAGTGATTGAGGAGGTATTGGATGGCAAGACCAGCTAAAGAGACTGTTGACTACTTCCCTCACACAACGACCCACGGTTCAACAATGTTCATCCTGGAAGAGCAGTGGGGCAATGACGGTTATGCGTTCTGGTTTAAGATGCTGGAAATGTTGGGAGCAAAGCCTGGGTTGCACATCGACACCAATAAACCCAAGAACTGGAAGTTTCTGCTGGCGAAAACTCGCGTAACGGAGGTTTCCGCGACGGAAATACTTGACTGCCTGTCTGAACTGGAGGCAATCGACCCCGATTTATGGGGTGTCGGCGTGATCTACTCGCAAAAATTTGTAGATGGCGTCAAGTCTGCGTTTGAGAAGCGCAAGGGGTTTATTCCGTCAAAAACACAGTTGATGGAGAGTTTCCGACGCGGAAACCCCCCGACAAGTGATATTTCGGGGGGGAATCCGGCGGAAGAAACCGGGAAAGGAAAGGAAAGGGAAAGGAAAGGAAATAAAAAGGGTTCCGACAACTCTGGCGAGAAGTCGGCCCCGCCATGGCGAGAGAAGTTTGCACCCGAGGTCGTAGAGTTTGTCGAGCAGTTCCAGGGCTACGTTGCGCAGACGCAAGGGGCGAAGGCTCCGAAGGTCAACGACACATTGCTGAAAACCTGCGCAGACACGGTGGAGAAGCTGACCCGCATTGACAGCCACAGCTTGACAACGGTGGTGGACGTGATGCGCTGGGCGGTGGCAGACGAGTTCTGGTCGAGCAACGTGCTGTCACTCGCAAGCCTGCGGAAAAAGAAAGAGGCGGGTGGACAGACGAAATTTCAAAAGATTTTAGCAGCCTACGAACGCACATCGGTTACATCGTCGGACGTGCTGAACGAGATGGTAAGGAGGATTGAAGGTGGAAAACGAACTGAGGCAGAAGGCGTTTGCGCTGATATTAAAACGATTGCTCCGCATAGCGGAACTGGCCCCACACGGTACGCCGGGACCGAAGCAGATCCAGGCGACAGCGGAACGCTGGTTGGAGGTGGTCGAGCGCAAGCAGGGGGGAACCTGGATCGCTGGTGATGGGCAGCGGATTGCTCATGCCTTCGACGAACTGGAAGCGCAGATTGTTCACTGGCCCATGCCCTCGCACCTGCTGGAGCTGATGGCGCCGCGCAAGTCGGGCGGAGTGCTGCCGTTCCCGGAACGCACCGAGGAGGAATGCCAGGAGGGGATAGAGAAAATCCGCGCGATCCGGAAGAAAATCAGCGAAGGCATGTCAATCCACTGACTGACAGCATTACGGAATAGCGGGAAAAAGAGCAAAATACCGCCTGTAATCAAAAAACGAGGCGAAAGGTATACCCCAGTATGGGTTAGGGTGAGAAAGTGGCTTAGAATGGAAATTAGAGCGTGGAAGAGAGGTCATTCAGGCTGGGAGCTTTTGAGTCTGGCTGAGGCGAGAACCCCGGACGCGATTATCAGCGCCGTGAAGTCAACAGGCGGGATCATCCGCGTGGATGTGGGCAACACAAGCCACTACCGCACCACGTCCGATCGTTCCCGCTGGGTGGCGCTGATACGCGGCAGTGGTGAAGTCAGGGAACTGGACGAGGAGGCTTTCCGCAAGACGCTGACGGGTTGGGACGAGCACGAGGGTGCGGCTCTCGAAATGGTTGAAAACATATTCGGTGAAAAAACTTATATTAAACACGTTAAATTCAATAAGGACGCTGGCACAGAAAGTAATAATAATAAAAACTAACGAAAGGGGCAGTGTAGTGAATGATTCGGCGGAAAGTTTAGAGCAACTTTTTTTAAAAGAGCGCATACGCCACAATGCAGAATATTTAGAGCGCAGAAGGGTGGAGCCACGCCTGGGCCTGTGCCTGTCATGCGGAGAAGTTAAGATACTGGACATGGAGGGTGCCATGGGTGAGTGCAGCGAATGTCTTTCGGGGCAAAAAACGTTTGAGGGCGATGTAACGCGAGTGTTGGATAACTTAAAAGAAATTTTGCTTCAGAAAAACCGCAAGTACGGGGATGCTGCCCTCAATCCCATCCGCATCTTCGCGAAGTCTGACGCAGTGGAGCAGATCAGGGTGCGGATAGACGATAAGCTCAAGCGCATACAGAACCGGCAGGATGACGAAGACGAGGATGTGGAGTTGGATCTGTTGGGATATCTGGTGCTGCTGAGGATAGCGAAAAGGAAAGGCGGTGAAGCATGAACGTAACCCTTATATCACACACAGATATGCCCACCACCACCTGCGCCCGCGCTGCCAGGACATGCACATCGGTACACCCGTGGGCAGAATATGACCCTGATAAACTATTACGCCGCGTACTTGACATGGGCCATGAGTCCATCGCAGAACACGCTAGCTTTACTTTCGTAATCGAGGGCATCAGCCGCGCATGTAGTCACCAGCTTGTGAGGTACCGCCATGCCAGTTATGCCCAGCAGAGTCAGCGCTATGTGAAACTAAGCCCGGACTGTGCGAGTCACGAATGGTACGTGATGCCTGACACTGTTCAGGGCAATAGAAAAACTGCCAGCCGTATGGCCAGGGCAATGCAGGAGGTCCGCGAGGCGTACCATGACCTATTGGACGAAGGTGTGCCGGCTGAGGACGCACGCTTTGTGCTTCCCAACGCCGCATGTACAAACATTACAGTAACGCTCAACGCCGCCGAACTCCGCCATATGATGCGGCAGAGGCTGTGCAATCGGGCGCAGTGGGAGATTAGGGCCCTTGTGGGCGAGATGGCAGAGCTTGCGCGTGGAGTTGCTCCTGTGCTGTTTGAGGGGGTTGGGCCGGCATGTTTGAGCGGGGAGTGTCCGGAAGGAAAACGCAGCTGTGGCAGATGCGGAAGACCGTTCTGGCATGATCTTGAAAAACGGAGAAAAGAAGGCGAGTTTACAAACAGCTAACGCTTGCCGATAACCGGCGAGTGAAACGATCTACATATGGAGGTGTCTAATGGGATATTGCGTGTGTGGAGAAAACAGCCCAATTTGTTTTTGCTCGGGTCATCAAAACGACAAATCGAAAGAGTGGAAATATTTTGAGTTTGAGCAATGCCCATCGTGCGGAAACGATGTCGAGGTGTTGACCGACGCACCAGCCGGATATGTACAGGACGGGGATGCTGTGCGGTGCGTCGATGCCAACTGCGGTTTTCGGTCTAGTGTGTCTGTTGATGACGAAGAAATCTGGATTCAAGACGCATAGTGCTGGGATTAGGAAAGGATAGAGAGATGGGAACAAACGCAAGCATACTTAGTTACGAAATGAATAAAAAAGATATCAACGAAGAATGGCAAAAACAAAGCGAGGCGCAGAAACGAGAGATAGCAGAACTCCGCGCACAACTGGCAAGTTATGAAGAGGTAATGAGATGCGCTAAAAATCTCGTTAGTGTAAAAGGCACGCTTCATAACTTTATGAGTATTGGTCTTCATGCAGATAATACTCCTGCTTTTAAGGCATTAGAAAAAGCTGTCCGTGCAGCGAAGGAGGTATCTAGTGGAAGATCTTAATTATAAAATCAAAAGAGAGAAATTCCTATGTGAAGCAATGGGCATTTGTTGGCACGAAAACTTTCCCGTGTGTGATAAATGTGGTGAAGAATATGATGTAGTCAATTTCCACAATAGTCTACCCGATTTTTCGACATGGGAAGGATTTGGAAAACTATTCGAGTGGGTAAAGGATCAGCGTTGGTATGCAAAACTGTGTTTTACGGTTATAAGGACAGGGTACTCAGCATACCCGGGCAGTGTAATGAGTATTCCAGACAAGTATATTGACCCTGATATTTTTGCTGATGCGGTTTATGAATATTTAAGTAATGTAGCGAAGGAGGCTAAGAATGACTAATACACTAGACAAAGAATTGGCTCATGCTGACCAAGGTGTAGAAAGAGTATTGTACGAGGAAACCATGACGCTATCACCGGAAAAAGCATTGCAATTATTAGCGGCAGGAGAAAAACTAAGGAGAACTGATTGGGACGATTTTAGGTACATTTACTTATCCCCTTGTACTGATTGGCATATCACAGATGAAAACGGTAACGATCATCATGTTTCCGATTTCAATGATTTTGAAGTTTACAAAGAATAATACGTGCAGCGAAGGAGGCGAGAGGTGAAAGTATCTAAGAAGCAAGCGATAAAGATAATTGAAAGGCTGACAAGTAGAGATGGTGGTTTTGATGACTGGTGGGTAGATATGATGGACGACATGGGCCTATACGACGAAAATAATGATACTTGGCCCTCACTTTTCGATGTTCTTGAGGCACTTGGAGTTACTAAACAGGAGTACAGGGAGGTTATATAATGAGTAATCTAACAGAAAGACTCCGCGAACTCTCCCGCGCACAGCATGAAGATCTGAGTGTAGCGGGTGAAGCGGCGGATAGAATAGAAGTTCTCCAGCGAGATATTGTGGAACTGAACAATACGCTTAAACAGTATAAGCGTGTACTCAAGAAAATGGCAGACTGGGATGTTGTAGAAAAAGAGCAGCGAGACTTGGAAATTGAGTGCGGAGAACGCCGTTTTAATGACCTTCTTGATATACATATGGCGCTCAGTAGAAAAAATAAAAGATACCGCGTATTGCTTGAGGAGCTGTATGCATGCTCAAACTGTCTGGAGAATTGGGATTTACCGGTAGGGTTTAAAGACATAGTGGAAGAGGTGTTGAGAGATGACGCTTGAAGAGGTAAAGGGTGAAGAGGGCTGAGGTTTTCTTGCATAAACCCCTGAAATTTGGTACATTACAGATAGCCGTAATTCTCCTTTCTTTGGTTAGATACACCTCCTGGCCCCGGTTCGCACTGGGGCATTTTTTTAGCGGCTCACCTTTTTAATTGTTACCGGCAAATTGTCGCTATCGCCCACAAGGATGGGAGAAATCCATTTGATTTTCGGCACCGTTCGACCTTTCCCGGTCCAATATAGGTGCCAGTGGGCTTTACGGATGTGTGCTGCCTTTGCAGGTCCGGAATCGGTGGTTTCGGCGGCGTAGCGGATTTTCTTGCCGAGATTAAAGCCCACCTCGCGCACAGACATCCTTGGTGCCGGGAAAAACCGTATTCCCTTCTTGGTCTTCTTTGGTTGCGGGGTGTCGGGCTTTCTTCCGGCAATGTCTGGATCGTTGGCGCAGAGGTAGAGCAGTAAAGACAAAAGCGGCGCAACTTCTGCGGCGCTGCGGGTCGCGTCTGGAAGGATGTCTTTAGCCAGACCGTTTGCCTGCTTGTTCGTTTCTTCGTACGCCGCATCTATGCATTCTGCCAGGGTTTCGCGGGTGAGATGTATGGGCATGGGTAATAGTACATCCCCCTCTTTGCTGGTTACATCCAGCAGTAGCCTGAGTTCTGTCCGCGCGGTGTTTACATCAAATTCGAGGTGGGCAAAAAAACCGTTAAGAACAGTACCGAGTGCACGGTCGTCCGCAGGGCTCATGTCCTCCGGGGTTTCAATGTAAACGCACCATTCAGGAAGGTGGTGCAGCAGTTCGTGCGGTATTTTGTCTATCGGGCTTGTGGATAGACTTTTTGCAACGTCTGTATCGAAGCGGTAGATGGTTTGCGTCACGCGCCAAGCATCCAATGCTGCCAGAGCAGACACATCAAGTATGGCCGCGCGTGGATCGTGGTATTGCCCCACGACAGCATAATGTGCTGCCATAGGGGTGAAACACCAGTCCGGCCAGGCTGGGATATCTTTCCCCTTGTCAGCTCTGAGCCTGTCAAGAGTTTTCCATGCACCAGGGTATAGGCGGGAAAAATCTGCTAGTATTTTTTGTGGTCTCAGCATGGGATTATGCTCCCTGTATTTTTGCGCCACACTTCTCCAGCACTTCGCGGTGACTGTCAACAATCCCGTGTCGCTGCCAGAATCTATAGGCGACATCGTGGATCGCAACTTTGCCAGCCAGCGGTAGCGCGTCGATTCGCATGCCGAACGCGCGGGGGTCGATGCCCCATTTACTGCCAAGCCCGTCATTTTCCCCAGCTTCGATTACATCTGAGCCGAGGAATAGCGCCTGCCGTCCCTCAAGGACAACGCCGTTAAGCATGTCCATGAGGTATAGCCACTCAGCTTCTTTCAGTTCCGGCATGGCATCGGCAATGACCGCCTGCCAATCCTGGATGATTCCGGTCAGACGCCGGGAGAAAGCGCCGGGTTCATCGCACCCGATGACCGGCATGATTTCGTCGGATAAATAAATAGTTTTTCTGGGCATAGTGTTTCTCCTTAAAAAAAGCCCCTCCGGAGAGGGGCGGTGTGGTTATTCTGCGAAGTTTTTTCTTGAATCAAGCTCAGACTGAATTTCGTCTTTGTAATAATACGTATGCGTAAAGTCCGCATAGTCGAAGCGCCGTTCGGTTACGCTGTAATATATCCTGCCATTGTCGTCCTCGGCTACACGCAGAAACATATCACCGTGTACACGGTCAATGTCTTCGATGAACATCTGT